TCATGATGTTCTCCTAACTGGTACGGCGTTGCAGAGCGAATTGCATCTCCCCGGGACCAGCGATGTGGGTCCTTTTCGTTGGTAGAGATCTCGCCATACGTAAACCAGCCGGGGAAGAACTTCGAGTTGGTGCGCGATGGCTCCGACATGTGAGCCGTGTTCTTTCTCGGCTGCTGCATAGGTTTCGTTGGTAATCAGCAACCGAGCGGCGTACTCGTCTGCCTGCCGTTCTTGCTTCGCAGTCTGTTCATCGTCGTACGAGCACAAATGGCCGTGATCGGCATGGCCCAATTCGTGGCCCAATGCTGTTCTCACGTCGGCTCGAGACATACCCGTCCGAAGAACAATGCATCGATGTGAATGGTAATAACGTGAAGGTTCATGCTCCGGCAGATCTCCCTCGACGACAATCAGGCCCGCCGCCGCCGCTGCCATGTAGAGATTCATCACCTGTCGGTGACTCCTGCCTGCTCGTGGTTTATGGGAAGTAGTCGTGATCAGTGACATCTTGGCCAGGATCACGTTCGTCCTTCGTCATCGCCACGTAGGGCAGGTCTTTGAGCTCGTCAAGCGTGGGAGGTTGATTCTTAGAAGTCAACTCTCTGACATTGTCGTTGACATCTGCACTTCGGACGCTGGAGATTCGGCGTCCCATTTTTCCTGCGCGTTCGCGGAAGTAGCTTGGCTCTAGTCGTTTCGCCAATTCGATCGCGAGTTCACCGTCGGTGGCGGCTTCAACGAGCTTCGCTTCAGGATCGTCAAGGAAGTCCATGACCTCTTTGATTGTTACGTAGTCGAGGTCTGCGAGAGCTTGAACTGGACTTGCTCCACAGGCGCGTGCGATCGCGATGATGTCTTCGGCCGGCATGCCTTCTTGCAGCCTGCGTGTGACGGTCGTTCGCGAGACGCCCAGGATCTCTGCGATCTCTTCGGCGGTGATGCGCCGCTTCGTGACCTCTTTAATCCAGTCTCTGATGTCTCCCATGTCGAACACCGTAGCGTCATTTTTGAAGCACCACAAGACGCGCACCTGCGTCAATGATCCAAGATCGCACCAAAGTGGGAGTTACATCCTTGCCATTACGACGCGAATGATCCATAGTTGGCTCATCCCAAAGCAAGGAGGTGTCAAATGGCTCATTTTCGAATCAGTCTGGATGAGTTGGAGCGGGTGAAACGGCGTCATCGGATCGCATCCCAGGTCAAACTCGCCGACGTCACAGGAGTGTCGCGTTCGACCTGGACTCGGGCCATTCGCGACGGAGAACCGTCGCGTCAGGTTCTTGAAGCGCTGGCCCGGCTGGGTGCTGATCCCAGCAAGGTGCTAGTTCTGGATGACGCTGCGCCCGAGAGGATTTCGGCATGACTTCAGCGCAGACGCATATGTCGGTGAAGGCGATTGCGGAGCGTTGGAACTGCGATCTCACGGCGGTTTACAGGCAAATCAAGGCGAGGAAGCTGCCAGCTCTGAGGGTTGGCAACATCATTCGAATTCCTATCGCGGCGATCGAAGAATTCGAGGCCGCGAACACCACGGTTCCTGATAGTCCGCGGCCAGTTCGGCGCCGGACCTCTAACCAAAAAGCCGCCAGCTGATGCAACAGCTGACGGCCCTCGAAACCCAAGCAAGGAATCTGATGACTGACCTTACTGCACCGAATGCGCGAGCGGAACGTGATTCCCTCGCCGCCCGAACTGATGTCCTCGACAAGGTGAAGGTCCTGTCGCTCCTCCCGGACGACCTGCACGCCACCACGGAACAGGTCGCTACCTACTTTGAGGTGGAGATTGAAGCGGTCCGCCAGCTCGTCTCGCGCAACCGTGACGAGCTCGACGAAGACGGATTCAGGACGGTCACGCGATCCGTTTTTGAGAGTGACATTGCGTCACTCTCAAATCTGGATCCCCGGGCGAGGCAGATCGCTCTGGTTCCCCGCCGTGCAATTCTCCGGATCGCGATGCTGCTGCGGGACTCCACTGTTGCTCGGCAGGTTCGTACGTATTTGCTCGACACTGAAGAGGGCACACGCGAACTCGACGACGACGCGATCGTTCTCCGGGCCCTTGAGATACAGACCCGCAAGATCAAGCGCCTCACCGATCAGGTCGCTGAACTTGAACCGAAGGCGGAGTACGTCAACACATTCGTGACGGATGCTGATGCTCTGAGTTTCAGCACCGTCGCGTCCACCCTCAACATGCCAGTGTCGAAGCTTCGGGACCTTCTGATCGAGCGCGGGTGGATCTTCAAGGAGACCGCGACGCGTTGGTCGAATTCGAAGGGCCGCAAGGAAGACGTCAATCGGTACACCGAGTACTCGCACAAGAAGGCTTACTTCTTCCGATCCGAAAGCCATGACGCACCTCGTTTCCGAGGTGAGGTCATGCACACGTTGAAGATCACTCCGCTCGGCGCGCATGCGATTGCGAAGGCTGTCGCTCGCTGGGCCAACGAAGGAAAGGGCGCGGCATGAGCTCCTCAAGGTTCGTTCTCGCTGACCCCCCAGCCATCAACCGGGGTGGAGGAAACACGAGGGAACAGTATGCGGAGTTCGCCGACTTCCTTCGAAGCCACCCGAACGAATGGGGCGTTTGGCCGGGAAATGTTTCGACCTCCCGCAAGTCCAACGAAGTGACCGCATCTATTCGGCGAGGCTATTTCGTTGCCTTCCGCGAGGGTTTTGAGGCTGTCTCTCGTAGTGGAACGGCGTATGTCCGTTTTACAGGGGAGACCGCGACAGTCGGTTTGGAACGCCGGATTCAGGCCATTGTCAGGTCTGAGATCCGTTCTGCGCTGGCTGAAAATGCAACGGAGGTGTCGTGACTGAGCGGGAGCTTGCTGACAATCGGGATTCGATGTCGTTGGCGGAGCGGGTTGAGGCTCGTCGGGAGCTGGATGAGGCTGCCGGCGTCAAATACGGACTGCCGTCTGAGCAGGGCTTGAAGCGTTTGGCTCGGATCATGGGTCCTGGCCTTCGTCGTATCAGTGATCGGAAGGAGGGTGATGATGGACGTCAAGGTTAATGAGGACCTGCTTCGTTCGGTGATGGACCACATTGAGACGTGGCCGAACTTGTTGGATCAGCAGCAGTGGCGTAATGGCACGGCCAGGGATTTCGCTGGTTGGACTGCGGAGTTGTGTGGGGCTGTGTGGGTTTCGCATTCGTTGGACACTGGTCGGGTTGAGACGGTTACTGGTCCGCATTGTGCGGCGTTTGTTGTTCGGGCGCAGTCGGGGGAGCTCTGGCATGTGGAGGATTTCGCTCGTGTCTCGCTCGGGCTAACTGACAGGGCCGCTGATGATCTGTTCGCTGGTTGTAACGCGATCACCGAATTGCGTGAGATGGTCGAGAACCTTTGTGATTTCGGCACCACCTACGATGCCGCACCGAAGACGCGGGCGGAGGTGACGGCGCCGTGAATGCAGAGAAGATGCTGCAACTTGCTCGTGAAATCAAAACTCTCGACGACCAGATCGAATGCCCTCAAGCGCCGCGAACCACCAAGCAGCACATGGATTTACTGGAGCAGGTACGAGGCCGCGCAGTGGCTCTCGCCGCTATCGTCGCCTGACTCTCTTGAACACCCGGTGGTGTCACCACTGTAAGACCGTCGCCCGGTCCAGATGGCCGGCACCCTAGGCGCCACCGGGCCCCTATCTTCCCACCATCCATTTTCTCCTGTGAAGGACATCTCGTGATGACCCATACCCAAAGCACGCCCCTCGACGTCCCCGGATACGTCGGCCGCCACCGCGCCGACGACGCGATCTTCAAGACCGCCGACGACGCTCACGACGAACTCGTTGAGGAAGCAACAGAACTCACTTTCATCGAGCAGGTCCGGATCAACGTGTGGACGATCGTGATCCTCACGCTGCTTGCCGGGTTCGTCGGAGTCGTCCTGTGGTTGATCGCGGTGACCGCATGAGCCCACACGATCCGCTGCAGGATCCCGTGACCCGCGACGACTGGTACGACACCGAACCCGGCTTGTTCGACCTCGCTGACCACCACTACGACCGCTTCAAAGACGTGAACGGAGAACAGAATTGAAATCCTCAGCTCGGCTTCCTTTGCAGCGTGACGAGAAGTTGTGGGAAGCGTTCAAAGAAGACCGTGAAGCATGCCAGCGTCGTGCTGGTTCGGGAGTGGGTCGGCGCCGTACGTCGAGGCCTACGAATTGCGTCGAGTGCCAGCGCCCGATGCGGCCGTCGAAGGCGCTGCTCGCTGACTATCCGAACACAGTGCGGCATCACAGCCGCGGGATTTGCGGGACGTGTGCCCACCGAAACAGAAAGGCGTCCCAAGCATGAGCACAGCTCAGGTGGCGGAAGCCATCCAGGAAATCGTCAAACGCGATGCGGAACTTACTCGCGAACTCGAGCGACTTTCGAACTGGCACAGCTACGACGGGCCCGCTCTGCACGCTCGTGACGAGTTCCGGCGCAGCACATTCGAGCGCCTACTCGCTCTGGCATCCGAGGCGGTGAAATGACGCATCTCGAATTGGGTGTGGACCCATTCTCCGAGGAATGCCTTCCCGCAGAACCTGATCCCTTCCACGAATACGACCCCCGCGACGACCTCAAGGACTGGCAGAAATGAGCATTGACATGAATGAAACGAACCGCGGCCTCCGAGTCGTCAAGCTCTCGGCCGAGAACTACAAGCGACTGTCGGCAGTCGAGATCACGCCCGACCTGGATGCTGCAACCGTCACCATCGCCGGCCGCAACGCGCAGGGCAAGTCCAGTGTCCTCGATGCAATCTGGGCGGCATTGTCGAACACTGCCGCTGCACGAGGTACGACCACCACACGCCCAATACGTGATGGGGAGAAGACAGCTCGCGTCACTGTGGACCTGGGCGACATCATCGTCACTCGTAAATGGGAAGGCGACAAGAACACTCTCATTGTCGAGTCGGCAGACGGCGCACGCTTCCCATCCCCGCAGAAGATGCTTGACGATCTGATCGGTCGGCTGTCGTTTGATCCGTTGGCGTTCGCATCCTTGCCTGCGAAAGCACAGCAGGCAGAGTTGTTGAATCTCGTGGAACTGCCGTTCAATCCGGTTGAACTTGCGGCAAAGCGTAAGGGCCTGTTCGACCAGCGTGCCGACATTGGACGCGAGGGGAAGCAGCTCAAGGGCCAACTCGATGGCTATCCGCTACCTGCAGCCGATCTACCTGAGGCTGAACTGTCAGTCTCGCAGCTTGTTTCCGAATTGCGGGCAGCGCAGGGGCAGGAGCAGGCGAGGGTGGACGCTGAGCGTGGCGCTGAGCGTGCGGCTCGGGTCATCGCAGAGGCTGAAGAAACGTTGAAGATCGCGCGGCGTGACCTCGAAGTCGCACAGGAACGCCTGACTGGATTGCCTGAGATGCGAGACCTGGCAGCCAGCCTGTCCGCCATCGAGACGCAGATCGACAACGCAGAATCCATCAACAACTCGGTGCGCACCGAAGCTGAGCGGAAGCGCATTGAGGAGAAGTCCAACGCGAAACGCGTCGAATACAAGTCCCTCACATCGCAGCTCGAACAACTCGACAAGTCGAAGTCCGAGGCTCTGTCGAACGCCAAGTTCCCCGTTGACGGGCTCGGTTTCGATGACGACGGCGTGACGTACAACGGTGTGCCATTCGCACAGGCTTCCTCGGCCGAGCGGCTCCGAGTGTCGGTGGCGATGGCTATGGCTCTGAATCCGAAGATCCGCGTTATCCGCATCGCAGACGGATCGTTGCTCGATTCCGAGAACCTCGCGGTCATCGAGGCGATGGCCGCTGAGCAGGGATTCCAGGTCTGGATCGAAGTCGTGGACGAGACCGGCGCGATCGGTGTTGTCATCGAGGACGGGGCGGTGAAGGAATGAGCATTCTGATTGAACTCCCTGACCTCGAGCAGGGCACGGACGAGTGGCATGACCAGCGTCGGGGGATTGTCACGGCATCTGTTGTCGGGCAACTCGTCACGACCAAGACCCTCAAGCCCGCAAGTAACGACGTATCGCGTGGGCTCACCAGGCTTCTCGTGGCCGAACGCATCACCGGTTGGACCGATCCGATGTACGTCAGCGATGACATGCTGCGTGGCATCGAGGATGAGCCGAAGGCGCGCGACAAGTATTCCGAGCACTACGCGCCGGTCACCGAAATCGGATTCATGATCCGCGAGGACCAGGGTGTGAAGATCGGTTACTCCCCGGATGGTTTGGTCGGTGACGATGGGCTGATCGAGGTGAAGTCGCGGCGGCAGAAGAAGCACCTGGAAACGATCCTCGCTGACGAACCGCCTGCCGAGAATCTTGCGCAAATGCAGTGCGGGCTTCTGGTTTCCGGTCGCGAGTGGTGTGACTACATCTCGTATTGCGGGGGCATGCCGTTGTGGGTGAAGCGTGTCTTCCCTGACCAGCGCTGGTTCGATGCGATTCTCGCCGCGGTCGATGCCTTCGAGGAGAACGCCGCGGAAATGATCCGTCTCTACGACGAGCGGACCGTCGGACTTCCTATGACCGAACGAACCGTCGAAATGGAAATGATTCTGTGAACATCAAAACGGCGCGCGCTGCAATCGAAGCCATCCTTGCTGCGATACCCGACGAAGAACTGCCCGAGTTCGATCGAGTCGAATACGACCGCGAAGGAATGACCACCGTCTGGTGGGGCGGCAACGGTTACTGCCTCGGTAGCGCCAAGAGCGGCGAGAAGCGCGATCCGCTGGTCTATCGCTCGAGAGGGTCCTGGGACGCCATCGAAGCTGAGATGACTTACCGCGCGGACAAACGACTGCACGACAACGGCGACGATCCCCGCGGAATCCGTCTGGCGAAAACAGAAGGGAAGTAACCCCAATGGATCTCACAGATTCTCTTGCACCCAAATCCGACCAGCTCAACGCGGATGACTTGCTGGCCGGCCCGCGCACAGTGACGGTCGAGAAAGTGACCCCAGGTTCGGCCGAGCAGCCGGTGAACATCAACCTCGTCGAGTTCCCGGGCAGGCCTTTCCGCCCTAGTAAGTCGATGCGGCGGGTGCTGGTCAAGGCGTGGGGGCAAGATGCTGCAAAGTACGTCGGGCGGCGGATGACGATCTACACCGACCCGACTGTCCGCTTCGGAGGGCAAGAGGTGGGCGGGATACGAGTCAGTCATGTGTCGCACATCGAGAAGCGTGTGCCTACGAATCTGACTGTGACGCGCGGTCGGCGGGCTATCTGGAACGTCGATCCGCTGCCCGCTGGTCCACCGGTGATCACGAGTGAGCAGGCCGACGACATCGCAGCACTGATCACAAACGCTGCTGACAAGTCCGAACTCGACGCCATTGGCGCGCAACTCAAGACGTTCGACTTGGCCGGCCAACGAGCACGTCTCCTCGAGCTCTGGACTTCGCGCCTCGCCGAACTCACACCGACCGCAGTACCCAACGAAAAGGAAGAAGGAAACCATGTCTGATGGTGAAGTGAAGCTGAGTGCAGGTCTACCGCGCGGGGAGCAGACGAACGGGTTGTCGTCGTTGGCTGGAGAGATGGCGTCGATGCCAGAGGGGATGCATGTCGCGGTGATCGTGTTCGATACGAAGTCGATCAAGATCGACACCGATACGGGTGACGCGGTTCCCACAGCGCGTATCCGCAGGGTGGAGCCGATTGTCGCTGCGGCGGACAGGCAGCGGTTGCTGTCTTTAGTGACACGCGCTTTCGAGCAGCGGACCGGAAAAACGGTGTTGCCGCTGGAGCTCGAGGATGAGCTGCGGTCCGCGTTCGACGGTGGACGTCAGGATCCGAAGTCGGAGTAGTTTTCCGCTCTTGAGCGGTAGGCACAGTTAAGGGTGTCTACCGTTTCTCGAGATAGGATCGAAAACAGTTTCGGCCCNGAGTGCACCGGGCCGAACCCTCAACCACAACAATCCCAACCCGAAGGAACCGTCATGGACCACGCTAGCCTCCCGCCCCGTGAAGCGGTCCTGCTCGAACTCGACCACCTCCGAAAGCAGCAGGAAGCGAACCGACTCCACCGCATCTACCGCGTCTGCGACGCCCGCAAACTCGGCGTCACGAACCAGGAAATCGGCGACACCCTCGGTATCACCGAAGCCGCTGTCAGGGCCATTGTGAAGAACGCCGACAGGCTATGAGTGGGTACGTATGGGTACCTGTTCCGACGCTCGGCCCATGGATCGATATACCTGGAAACTCCGACCGAGCAAACGATCTGATGCGCCGGAATTGGGCACTCGTCGATCAGGCTGCGGCGGTGGTCAATGGATGCGCTGGTCAGGTTTCCGTGGAACAGGAAGAGCTTCTGCGGGAAATCTGGGAAGAGACGTTGGACATAGAACGTAAGTACGCCGATCTGCTCGCAGCCGAGAATGCTGAGTATCACCGTTCCTCGCACGCTGCACACTTCGGGGAGAACTATGCGCAGGTGCTGGGGTGGGAATGAGTCTGCGAGTTATGAAGAAGGTGTGGGAGTCGGATGCAGGTCCGGCGGCGTCGCGTTTGGTGTTGTTGGCGTTGGCTGATTTTGCTGATGATTCTGGTCGGGCGTGGCCGTCGATCGCGACGTTGGCGGCAAAGTGTGGGATCAGTGCGCGCTCGGTGAATCGGTGCCTTTCCGATCTGGAGCGTGACGGGTACTTGACTCGTGAAGCGAGGTTCAATCAGTCGAATGTGTACGTGGTCAATCCATCTCCCACCCCTGACAGAATGTCACCCCCTGACAGAATGTCACCCCCTGACGGAATGTCACCCCCTGACAGAATGTCAGTACCCCCCTGTCAGGATGTCACCCCACCCCCTGACAACGTTGGCGCACTAACCACCAATAGAACCATCAAAGAACCATCACACATCGATAAGCAGATCGATAAAGATGCACTCTTCGAACAGTGGTGGAAAATCTACCCACGCAAAAAGTCGAGGGGTCAGGCCGAGAAGGCGTACCGCAAAGCCCTCAAACTGACCGACCACGACACCCTCGTCTCCGGTGCCGCCGCCTACGCCAAACAGGTCGCCGGCAAAGACCCGGAATTCACCGCCTACGGATCGACATGGCTCAACGGGAAACGATGGCTCGACGAAGACATCGCACCGGCAACAACGGAAACCGTCGACGAATGGCTTCGCGACTGCTGGACGAATTACGACACGCAATCCATCGAAACCAGATCCGGACTCAGATTCGATCCACCAGACATCCCTGCCGATGTCACCGACGCCCGCGGATTCAACCTCGCAGCCCGCCGCCAGTGGATCACCGACCACCGACAAGAAATCACCACCCGCATCCTCACGAAGGAAACCGCAGCCGCATGAACATCGCTGGACCAACATTCGACACCGAAGAAGAACTCCTCGACGCACCCGACGAGGAAGCCACCATCACCGCAGCACTCCTCTCCCTCACCTCCCGGCACCTTCTCCCGGCACTGCTCGGCAGAATTCAGCCCGCCGACTTCTACGACGTCCACCTCGGCATGATCTGGGAAGCAGCACAAGCCATCCACCGAGACGGACGCCTCGTCTCCAAACGGGCGCTGCTGGCCGAGAAGGACACTCCCGCAATCAGGGGGAGGTTGCAGCGACTGGCCGGTGAACCAGTTCGTGACACGGAGGTGAATCGAGCAGCAGCAGCGCTGAAAGACATGTCCAACCGCCGACACCTCCTCGAAGCGCTCAAGCGGTCGGCTGAACACACCTCGTTGGGTTCGAGCTATTCCGAGTCCCTACATTTCGCCGCAGAGCAACTTTCGGCACTCAGTCAGGGTTCCACCCCGGATGACACCCGAACGTTCGCTGACGCCGTAGAGACGTGGCAGGAATGGGTAACCGCACCCAAGGAGTCAGTGAGAACCATCCCCACCCCATGGGATGACGTCGACGACATGCTCGCCGGCGGACTCCATCCAGGACGCTCCTACGTCATCGGTGGACGTCCGGGTGAAGGCAAGTCGATTGCGCTTCTCAACTTCGCCAGCTACGCAGCAGAGCGAGGGCACCCCGCGATCATCTTCTCCGTCGAGATGGGAGAAACCGAAGTCGTCTCACGCATCCTCGCCTCCGGCGCTCACGCCGAATACGGGCAGGTCACCAAACGTAACCTTGACGACTTCAACTACTCCCGCATCCAGCAATACAAAACGCAGCACCGCGATATGCCACTGACGCTCGTCGACAAATCCGACATCACCATCGACTCCATCGCCGCACGATGCCGAACCATCAAACGCACCCAAGGTTTGGAAGTGATCGTGGTCGACTACCTGCAGTTGCTGAAGGAGTCCGACAGCAAACAGCCTCGTGAACGGCAGGTCGCGCAGATCAGCCGCGCACTGAAAGTCCTTGCCCGTGAACTTGACTGCGCTGTCATCGTCGCCTGCCAACTCAACCGCAACGCCGCCAACGCGGACCGGAAACCGGCACTGTCCGAGCTGCGTGAGAGCGGCAGCATCGAACAGGACGCCGACGTCGTAATCCTGCTCCACCACGAACTCGTCAACAACACACCCACTGGCGAGGTCGAACTGGTCATCGCCAAGAACCGCACCGGCCGACTCGGATCCGTCCCACTCATGTGGCGCGCACACCAGGCCCGAATCGGATGAGCAAGCACCCCAACCTCAACGAAAGGCAACACATGAGTCTCACATTCGATTTGAAAATCGGCCGGTTCCCGGTGATGCATTACGAGGTGGTTCGACTCGTCGACGAAGTGCCTCCGCATCCGGAGGGGATCTTCAAGTACCGGGCGACGGCGACACCGCCGGGTGAGCGGGCACGGTCGGTCGACATCTGGCACGCGTACACCGACGGTGCTGCTGTCCTTGCCCGTAAGGCTCTGAAAGCGATCGAGTCGGCTCATCCGGATATCTACTCCGGTCACACCCCGAAACCGTCGCAGCAGGGCTCTGGGCCGCAGCGCGGCAGCATCCAGGTCGGGGCTACCGCATGAGTGTCATCGTTCTCGGTGTCGACCCCGGAGCAAAAGACACAGGCATCTGCGTAATCCGAGGCCGCGAAGTTCTCGCCTGCCACACAGTCCACACCGAAGGGGAACTATTCCCCGCAGACCGCCTCTACCTCCGTCAGGTGGTTCTCACCCTGAGTCGCTACTTCGACCGCTGCGACCCGAATGAACCGACCCTCGTGGCCGTCGAGTCCATCACGAAACCGAACTGGCACATGGGACGCGGAGGCGCAGCCGCCAACCCCACCGCTGTCCTCGCGACCGCCGAAGTTCTCGGCGCTGTCCTCGCCCACCCCTGGCCCGTCCCCATCGTCGCCGTACCGCCCGCAAAGAACGGATCCCAACCCCTCGGCGCGTATCCACCGGAACTGGTGTCAGCGGCCGAACGGAGGGCGAAGAACTGGCAACTGAAAGTCGGTGGCGGGAAACTCCGACACCAACGATCAGCATTCGACGTCGCACTCGCAGGTAGGCGAAGCGTCGAAAACGCATACCTATGTACTCGGTAGATACACTCATCTGTACCTACCGAAATGGATGACACAAGGTCGGATGACAAACACACCGAACACCCCAGACGGCACCTGGCCGGAAGACCTCGGCCGCCGCGAAGCCGCGATCGAAGCGATGAAGCTGCGACGTGACGGTAAAACGTGGGACGAGGTCGCTGAGCTGGCCGGGTATTCGAGCCGTCAGGCCGCTCACAAGGCCGTCAAGCGGGTGTTGGAGCGGGTGGAAGGTGAGACCGCCGAAGACTTCCGTGAGGTGATGTCCGCCCGCTACGAAGCCTTGTACGCGAAGGCTTGGGATTCGATCAACACGGCGGACGCGAAAGGTCAGTTGGTGGGGAAGTCTCAGCTGATCGCGTCCGCTCGTGGGGTGTTGGACAGTCAGGTGAAGTTGTTGGGTTTGCAGGCTGTTTCGAAGTCTGAGGTCACTGTGGTGACTCGGGGGCAGATGGATGCGGAGATCGAAGTTTTGTTGGGCCATGGCGGCATTGCGGCCGGCACGGAATCAGATTCAGAGTCGCGGGAGAGCGAATGAAGGTCACTGTTTTTACGAAGCCTGGTTGCCCGCCGTGTGATGCGACGAAGCGGAAACTCGACAAACTCGGCGTCTCGTACGAGGCGCTGGATGTCACCGTCGACGCTGATGCGTTGGCGCGAGTGAAGGCGTTGGGCTACAACGGCACACCTGTTGTCGAGTGCGGCGATGTGCACTGGCAGGGGTTCAGCCCCGACAAATGCAAACAGCTCGCAGACAACCTCACTGCCGCACAGCCGGTTGACGAGCAGGCCGCCCGCGAATACCTTGAGGAGACCGCGGTCCATGGGTGACGTCGTTCCGTTCCGCACACCGGAAGCAAAGCCCGCGAACAACATGTGCCCCTGCGGCAGTGCTTGGTTCACCGCAACCGTGTGTCTGAACGGAACGGCCATCACCGGCTACCACCAGCCCCTCCACTGCGCACACTGCGGAAACGAATACGCGCCATGAGCATCCTCGAGTCCGGGGCGTGGCGTGCCCTCCCACCAGCCGAGAAAGAACACCTCCGTGACCGGCTAGCGGAGAAGCACGCCCGCAACGGAAACCCGATCGGTGGACCCTCCACGCCCGGAGCGTTGGCAGTGCGGCACGAGCCGAACATCCAAGTCCAACGCCCCCACCTCGAACTCATCGACCAAGCACTCACATGGGTCAAAGACACACCCAACGCGAAACTGATGATCTGGACACCACCACAAATCGGAAAATCCGTACGAGTCTCCCGATGGCTTCCATTCTGGTGGCTCACCCACCGCCCCCAAGACCGCATCCTCATGGCCTCCTACGCCGCCAGCCTCGCCGAAACACACAGCGCAGCATGCAGAGACCTCATCTCCGCCTACGGCGCCCGCTACGGCCTCCAACTCAAATCCGACGAAAACACCCGATCAGACTGGTCACTCACCGCCGGCGGAGGACTCCGCTCACGCGGCACCAAAGGCGGCATCACCGGCCAGTCAATGAACCTGGGCATCATCGACGACCCCTACGCCGACCGCGCATCCGCCGATTCATCCACAATCCGCAAAGCAGTGTGGGAGTGGTACTCAAGCGCGTTCATCTCCCGACGTAGCCCAGGCGCCAGACAGATCGTCGTTCACACCCGATGGCATCAGCAGGATCTGTCGGGGATGCTCCTCGAGAGGGAGGGCCGCGTCGAAGACAACGGGGAATGGAAAGTCGTACACCTCCCCGCGATCGCCACCGCACCGGACCCGGAACGAGGATTCCGTGAAGACTCACTCGGCCGCGCACCGGGTGAACCGTTGACGCATCCCCTGATCGACTCCGACGACGCCGACGCGTTGAATGATCACTGGGTCCGCCAGAAAGCGTCCGTCACTACACGTGACTGGGCTGCCATGTTCATGGGCTCACCCGTCACTGCCGAGGGCGCGCTACTGAGCACAGAGAATCTGAAGAGCGCCACAACGAAAGACGTTCCCGCGCCACGTCGCACCGTTGTCGGCGTCGACCCGTCCGGCGGAGGACGTGACACTGCAGGCATCATCGGCGGACATTTGGGCACCGACGGCCGCATGTACTGGACCCACGACCGCACCGCACAAATGTCATCCGACCAATGGTCCCGCGCAGCATGCCAACTCGCCCACGACATCGACGCCGACTGTGTCGTATTCGAAGCGAACTACGGCGGCGACATGGCCGGCACCCTCATCAGACAGGCATGGGATGCCATGCAGAACGAAGGCGCCATCGACCGCCGCGCGTTGTGCCCCAGGATCAAGAAGGTGACGGCCCGGAAGTCGAAGTTCCTTCGCGCTGAACCGATCGCGCAAGCAGTATTGACGCAGCGTGCATGGTTCTCCGCCGACCACAGCCTCGCAGGGTTGAAGTCCGAGTGGGAGTTGTGGGAACCGGATTCGACATGGTCACCAGGCGCCCTGGACGCCGCCGTATACGTGGCCTACGAACTTCTCCCGCCCATCAACTCGGGATCTTCGGTCTCGTCGGCGGCGAAGCGTTCGCGTTCATCTGTCACGGGCACAAGCAGTTTGGCGGCACGCCGCACACGCTAAGTTTGAACCCGGGGACACAGTAACACTGTGTCCATGTACGCTACGGGCCATGCCCCCAACACATCCATCGCAGGCTGACGCCGCCGCCGCGTACCGCACACTCATCGCCCACGAAACAGAACCGAAAGAACAAGACTTCTACCGCACCCGACTCCAACGGTTAGAGCAGGCAACAGAACCCGAGTGCGAGTTCGACTGCCGTAATCGAGTTGCTGCCGCTGGTGTCGGGGTTTACTGCCCGCAGTGCTCGGCGAAGTGTGCCGACACAGACCTCGCCACCCAACTCGCGAAGGCGATCCGTGCCGCCTGGGTGGACAGACTTGACTGGGATGAGCTCGCCCATGCAGCCCTCAAATTCCTCACCGCTGCTGGCCGTCTCGTCCCTGCCGGCGGTATGGCACTCACCGCCGAACGCATTGCAGAACTCATCGCAGACGCACCGGCCGCGAACTATGAAGAGAGTGACTACAACGCGGGATATGTCGCCGCGCTGATCAACCTGCGTGACGCCCTGTTCCCGGCAACCGAACCCGCCGAGGAAGTGAAGCCGGTCCACCCGAGACCTAATGTAGGCGATTGGGGGTATGGCGGAGGCGCTGCCGTGTATGCCCCCGAGGTCAGGGGCAAGACTCGCGAGGAACTGCTCAGCGAGAAGGTTGAGCAGCTGCAAGCTCAGGTGAAGCACCTATCCAGAGTTGCGGTCAACGCAGCGGAACATGGCATCAAGGCACCCTCCGGTTCGCTGAAGCCGTGCGGTTACTGCCATTCGACAGAGGCGACACTGCTGCACGCATGCACGAACTGCGGCGCAATGACCTCCGACCCCTGGTCGCAGCCCGCCCCTGCCGAACCCGCCGAGGAGGAGACGAAAGCGGATCTGTGCGCGGTGCGTCTGTGCGTACTCCCCGCTGAACATTCCGGCGTCCACGCCGACCGCGAAGGTCTCAGGTGGAACACCCCCTCCTCCTCGCCGGTTGTCCCTGCCTCCACCGAAACCGGACCGTGGCAGCGCATCGAAGACGTGCCGGAAACCGTTGGCCGACTGACCGATCGTGATGGCGACGTATGGGAGTGGGATGGCGACAACTGGGTCACTCCCGAAACGGCGATCCTCCCGACTGCGTACATCAACAAGCACTTCGCCCCGTTCGTTGCGGCCAAGGAGGGGTGAGCATGAGCCGGATCATCGACGACATCCAGTCTGCACGCGACCAGCTGCCACTGCTGGCACCCGGCGACTACGTGGACCCTCACGTCAAGGCTGCACGCAAAGCCACGCACGAGAGCAGCGAAGACGGTTTCTACAAGCGGGACAGCCTGGTTCGCGCCGCAGCCGAACTGATCGTCGCACTCGAAATCCTGGACCGAGCGGACGAGGAACGGCGATGAGCGGCGTGACTGGGGTGGATGTTGAGCACACGAAAGCGCTGTACGAAAAGGCTGAACTGACCAACCTCGTCGCCGTGACATCAGGCGTTCGGAACGGTGACCACTGGTACATCTGCGACGACAACGAATCGGTCGCCACGATCGCCGCCAACGACGGCATCGACGAAGAGCTGCGCCAACCTCGCGCCGAACTGTTCGCGCACGCCGTCAACACACTTCCCGCCCTGGTTGCGGCTGTCGAGCGAGTCCAAGCACAAGTCGACAAGGCCCTCGAAATCCTCGACCGCTACAACCATTCCGACGACGGAAACCTCCCGGAATGCGCACCTGAAGACCGCTGGCGGCTGTACCGCGACCTGTTGGCGACACTCAACCCCGAAGCATTGGAGTCGCCATGAGCAACTACATCACGATCCGCGTCGAACTCGACGACGGCACTGTCACTGAAAAGCGCGCAGAAATAACGGGAATCGACAATCGCGCATTCCTGGCATACCAAACCCTGGCTGCAGCCGAGGTGGTTACCGAACGGCTGGTGAACATGCTGATCGTCAACGAAGGCACGCAGGCCCGGCCAACTGGGGTGCCGTCGTGACCGGATGCACGCTGATTGGCTGCACAGATCCGAGGTCGGTGCATGACCACCACTACTCACGCGGCCATCTCGACATCGCGGCCTGCCACTGCGCTGCCCAAACTGGTGAACCGGGGGTGTCGTCGTGACCGCGCCTGATCCGAAGAGGTACCAGATCGTCAGTCTCTACGACTCGCGCATCATCCGCCGCAATCTCACTCACGCCGAGGCATGGAAGTTCAGCCGAGACATGAACGACCGCACGGAGCATGGCGTGAAGATTATGGAGCAGCGATGACCGCGCCTGATCCGGGGTTGACCGACCTCATCGCAGCGGCGTTGGGCGACAAGATCATGCACACCAACGGTTCCGGCGATCGGAACCGTGCCTACGCCGCGCATGTGGCGTTGGTGGTGGAGCAGCACACCAACGGACGGATAGCGAGTGACCTCGGCGCCGATCCCCAAGACTACGAAATCGCCTGGGCCGCAAAACTCCGCTGGCAGGCACGTGCCGAGAAGGCTGAGGCCGCAGTCGACAGGGTGCGCGCCGTCGAAGCGGAATACCTCGACCCAGAAGACACCGACATCGAATGCCGAGAAGACGTGTGGCGGTTCATCCGTGACCTCCGCGCAGCTTTGGAAGGGGAACAGCAATGAGCCGACGCGAGTACACAATCCGCCGCAAGTGCACACACAACGGATGCAAAGAGTGGACGTTCACCACCGCCACCACACGCCGTGAAGAAGCGGAGATCCGCCTACGTCACAGCAAGGCTCCATACCTCTGCGTGCGGCACACCGAGCCTGACGAGGTGCTGTCTGCGGACAATCTCGAGCGGACCACAACGGTCACCGCAGGAAAGGTTGTCGCGAGGCCGCTGCCTGGTATCGACCTCCCCGGTGAAGTCCGATACCTCGACGGCTTGTCTTGGAGCAGCGGATCGGGATTCACGTACGGCCCGGGCTTCAAGGCCTACGCATCCGACTTTCCGCCTGGCACAAAGCTGATCGTCACCGCCCGAATCGAACTGCCTTCTGAGGAGTCGTTGTGAGTGAGATCCGATCACAGGCCACACCCGCGAGGGACGAACTGGCCGCAGACATATTCCGGTCAGCTGCAAATATCGACCAGGGCCTCTATGAGCATGAGGCGCAGGAACTCGCCAACCGACTCATCGCCGCGGGTTGGTCGATTGTGCATTGCCACACTGGAGGGATCACCGTCCTCTTCACTCCGGGGGATGTGGGATGAGTGGGCATCGGATAGTCGAGCTGTGGCAGGAACGTCCACGCGAGGTCTCGTACCGATGCAGCTGCGGCATGGTGAGCAAGCATCGGCCCTTCGGCTACGTGCCGACATGCTCAGGCGATTCGACAGGCGGTGTCGAATGAGTGCGGATCCGATGCCGGCGCCGGACACCGTTCGTATCTACCAGGACTCGCTGGGGGAGTGGCGGTGGATCCGCCGAACCTCGACCGGCCGCACCGTCAACGAATCAGCAGCAGGGTTCCCCAGTCGCGGGGCAGCGAACGCCGACAACAGTTTCTGGAACCAAGACACCCTCAACTATCTCCTCGAACAGGCACGAACGTGAACCCGTACTTCCTCGCCGCCGTCGCGCTCACCGTCATCATCGGCGGATTCACCGTGATCGGCTTCCTCATCTACCGAGACCTCAAGGACACCGAATGACACCCGAACAGATCCGGCCGGAAGCGAAACGGCGACTGCAGACAGCGCTCCGTAAGCACTTCGACGACGACCTGCAGTACATGTCAGCGCTCGCTGACGCGCTCGACGCTCTCGGTGACCTGCTCCCGACTGGTGGAATCCGGTATGCCGTCGCGCATCCCGTGACCGGGACCAGTGACCCGCGCTTCGTCGGATTCGAGCTCGAAGAAACTAAACGCTTCGCCACCGAATTCGACACCCACGTCATCGAACAACACCTCACCGAATGGACCACACATGAGTGACGTCACCGCATTCCTCCGCGCACGACTCGACGACGACGAGAAGATCGCAAACACCGCGATCGGCCGGCAGCCCGAATATGCGGAGTGGGCGTACGAGGGCGACGAGATCTTCGCTCCTGGCCTCAGTGAGCGCGGCGACCGCTGGAACGTGACCTGCGACAGCGAAGGACTCCGCCCAGCAGTCGAAGAGAAGGACGGGCCGCACATCGCCCACCACGACCCGGCTCGAGCACTCCGCGATGTGGCTGCGAAGCGCGGTGTTATCCGCGAGATGGAGGCAGCCCGAACCAATTTCGAAGAACGCGGCATCAACGTCCCGTTCTTCATCACCTGGACCCTCTGGCACCTCGCCGCCGTCTACTCCGACCACCCCGACTACCGGAAGGAATGGGAACTGTGAGTAATACGCACTATGCCGTGATCGTGTTCGATGGCGACTTCGACAACGACCACCCCGACGAAGAGTTGCGCGGGCATGCGCCGAGTCTGTCCCTGATCGGGTGCGGGCCAGAGGAGTTCTGCTGGGAAGCGGTCCGCAAGTGGACCGAGAAGCACCCGTTGCGTCGGAACGAGACCGTCGAAGTTCTCACCCGCACCCTGCCTGCCGAACACTTGGAGCCTCACACATGAGCGACAGCAAGCCATACCGCAGCGTGACGCCAATCAAGAACGGTGACCGCATCGCGTTCGTCTGCGGCGATCAACGCATCGAAGGAACTGCTCAAGTTGAGAGTGGACCACTCGCCCGCGAACAGAACATCAGGATCATCCCAGACGGCGAACCCTGGAAGTACGGCCGCGACTACGCATTCGCGGAAGCCGCAGCCGACGCGGACCTACAGTTCACCGCCCACCGGTGGCTGCCACGCGACCCGATCCCGTACGACGAAATGCGCCGACTCTGCGGACTCGATCCCGCAGTGAAGGCGTACTGCGCCAGGAGGGACATGCAGAAGTCGTTCAGCGAGATCGGAAAGGCGATGAATCAGGTTGCGACAGAAATAGGGAAGGGCTTCGAGCGTTTCGCGAAAGCACTCACTGCGTCCAAACCTAAACCCAAGCCCACTCCGCCGATGTGGGCCGACGATCCATCTCGGCAGCGTCGCCCCACGAAAACCCGCAACCACCGGAGAGTGAAGTGATTGTCCAAAAATCGACGACCGGGCTCTACCGGTCCACCTGGACCATTTACTTCCAGCGGCGAGCTGTCACTTTCGGCGACGTGATAGCTGGGCGGAAGAACGTCGCCATCGCCGGACCTGAACAGTTCGTCGCCGAAGGCAAACTCAAGATCGGACAGCTACGCGGCGGAGGGCGGGCCTCATGACCGACAACTCAATCGACCATCTCGACTTCGCGCCCACCTGCGCGCTGTACGACGTCCGCACCAACACACCCTGCGAGCGGCCAGCCACCCACATCGCCGACGTCCACATGCACGAACACAACACCATGCCCCGCATCGCACTCTGCGACAAACACCTCGCCGGATACAAAGCCATGGAAGCCCAAATCCTTCCTGACCGCGACAACCGATGCGGCACCTGCCACCAACACATGCACGCCGACGACTTCATCCGAAACGAGGAAAAACTATGACCGCCATCGCCCACAGCGAACCCAAATTCAAAACCATCGCTGACAACAACACCATCCTCCGTGGCCAAGTCGGATCAGGACTCCACGGCGTCACCACCGGAAACGATGACCGCGACGAAATGGGAGTATGCATCGAGCCACCCGAATTCGTCATCGGCAACAGCACATTCGAGCAATACCAATACCGCACACAACCTGAAGGCGTCCGGTCCGGCGCAGGAGACCTCGACCTCGTCGTCTACTCACTTCGCAAATGGTCCCGACTCGCCGCCGCCGGCAACCCCACGGTGCTGCTCCTGATGTTCATCCCACCCCACGAACTCGTCCTCAATACATCTGTCGGTGAAGACCTTCAAGCCCACCCCGAACGGTTCCTTTCACGCGAAGCAGCCATGCGGTTCGCCGGCTACATGAAATCGCAGCGCGAACAGATGCTCGGGCTGCGAGGAAAGCGGCACACCAACCGGCCCGAACTGGTCGACGTGTTCGGCTTCGACACCAAGTTCGCCTACCACATGGTTCGCCTCGGAATCCAAGGCGTCGAACTCCTCACCACCGGCCGCATCACGCTTCCAATGCCGCCGACCGAACGCGCCTGGCTCACCGAACTACGCGAAGGCAAGCACACGAAAGAAGAAGCACTGCAACGCGCCGCAGACCTCGAACAGCAACTGCTGCACCTCGCTGACCACGCAGACCTGCCGAAGCGAGCGCCGCGGACACAGATCGACCGCTGGCTGGTCGAGACCTACCAGCAGTGGTGGGAGGACCGCGGGTATCTGTAGCTAGTTGACGCAGGTCCTCTGTTTCGGTAGATACACTCAACTCTGTCCACCGGAACAGAGGAGCTGCACACCGTGTCGATCACGATCTTCCTGCTGACGCTCGGTGCCGCCGCGCGGCTAACCCGACTTGTCACTGACGACTACATCGCCCGCCACTTTCGGGCGTTCTTCATCCGGCGACTAGGACCGGACCACGATTTGAGCTATCTCGTGACGTGCCCGTGGTGCATGTCGATGTACATCGGCGGTGGGATGTTCACCCTCGCATACTTTTACAGCTGGCATCCCGCCTACCTCATCGTCACAGCAGCACTGACCGCGTCATACCTAATCGGCACAGTCGCAACCCTCGTCGGATCTGCCGAGGTGGACTGATGCGCACCCGCCGCCCCGACAGCAACGCCCACGCCATCGCCCAGAAACTCGCAGGTGGCGCACCGCCACACCCCGGCAGACCCAACCGCACCGAACGCCGACTCCGCAGAGCCTCCATTCGCCGCGAACCCGTCGTCGGCAACTACGTCACCCCCTCCGTCAGCAGTCGCTTCGCGCCGCAATCAGTCACCGCAGCAGCGCAAGTCATCTACGGCAAAAGCCTCGCCAAGCAAAAGAAACGCCCACCCGTCGCGGGATGGCAAACAGAATCCTGGGAACTCCGCAAACAAGTACCCGAGTTCCGGTTCGCCGGCGACCGGCCCGCACGCGGCGCATCCCAGTACAAACTGTTCGCAGCGAAACGCCCAGACACTGGCGGCAACGAGCCGGAGAAGATCACCGAAGGCCCCGCCCACGAACTGTGCTCCGACCTGTTCGGCGACGTCGCTGCAACCCAACAAGCGCTACACCGTGCCGGGCAGCACCTCACCTTCAACGGAGACAGCCTTCTCCTCGTCTCACAAGACGAAGCCGGCGCAGTCACATGGAACGCCCATTCAATCCGGGAGCTCACCGGTCAAGGCAAATCCTGGAAGCTGAACAGCGGCGTCGAATCCCGCAACCTCAACGAAGACGACCTCGTCATCCGCTGCTGGAAACCGGACCCCGAATTCCAGGAACTCGCCGACTGCCCAGCCCAAGCAGTTCTTCCCATCGCCCGCACCCTCCGCGCCCTCGGGAAACGCACAGGCGCAGAGATCGACTCACGACTCGCAGGAGCAGGCATCCTCTGGCTGCCCTCCGAATCGAAAATGCCCGGCCCTGAAGATGACCCGGATTCCGATCCGTTCGTCGAAGAATTCATCGACAACTCGATCACACCGATCCAGGATCCGGACTCGGCCGCCGCCGTGGTGCCGATGGTGTCGAGAATGCAAGCTGATCTGATCGAGAAGATCCGGTACATGAGCTTCGCGACACCCCTCGACGAGAAGCTCCCCGAGATGGAAACCAGCTCCATCCGACGTATCGCCCTCGGAATGGACTCACCACCCGAAACGCTTCTCGGGCTTGGCTCTAGCAACCACTGGTCGGGTTGGTTGATCTCGTCCGAAGAGGTGACGCTCGTCCTCTCACCCATGGTCGCAACGATCTGCCACGCCCTCACCGTCGGGTTCCTCCACCCGATGCTGCAGGCAGCCGGCGTCGAAGACTGGGCAAATCACCTCATCTGGTTCGACGCCTCCGAACTTGAGCTACGCCCCGACAAGTCCGTCGACTCCCGCGAACTGTTCGAGAAGGGCGCAGTCGGTCAAGAAACGATGCGCCGCGAGAACGGATTCGACGAGAACGACGCACCATCGGCGAAGGAACGTGAAGAGAACCTGCTGACGAAACTGCTCATCGGCGCACCATCTCTCGCACCTTTGCTGCTCCCGAAGCTGGGCATCGAGGTCGACGCGTCGGTGCTCAACAAGACCGCCGAGATCGCGGAAGCAACCGCCGGCAACACCCCGGACAAGTCGGCCACGAAACCTGCACCGCCGCCCGAACCGAAAGCGGAGCAGACCATCCCCGAGAAACCCACCGAACAGCCAAACGACAACGTCGAGACAGGACCAGGCGAATGACAGTGACCATCGACGACTCCACTGTCCTCGCGAGCGAAGTCGCAGTCCTGCGGGCATTGGAGATGGCGGGGAAGCGGTGCCGCAACGTGTCCCGCGACCGCCGCAAGGTTCTGATCGCAGAAACCCCAGATCATCTGCTGTACACGCAACTCCCGAACGCATCGCGTCACGAGGATTGCGATCGCCTGCTGGAAGGCGCCTGGGACCACCTCCGGTTAGTCCTGCCGGGCCGACCGAAGGTGTACGCGCTGTGCGATTGGTATGTCCGCGAACTGTTGGTGACGCGGCAGCAGCACACGCGAGCGGATCTGGAACGAGTCCTGGCAGTCGCACATGAGTAGCGTTCTGGAGTTCGTTCGGATTGTGTGGGCGCTGCTCGAGTTCTGGGTGTTCTGATGGCCAGGCAGGATCCGTGGTTGTCGGAGCGGATGCGCGCGGACGCACGAATCCGCCGCGGCGAACGCAACATCTACCAGGCTGTCATCACCGCGATGACCATCTGGCTCGACACAACCCGTCAACTCATCCTCGGACAACCCGTACCCGCTCTGACAGCCAGTTCGGGACTCCTGTTGATCCCGGAGACGCTTCCGCCCCACGTCGAGGACCCTGCCGCCGACCAGGCATTCGTCGAAGAGCTTGTGGCTGCTCTCGCGGGAGACGATGCGCTTCTCGCAGATGCTGGCAACCCTGATCCGATCCCCGACATCGACGCCGCGCAAGCATCATTCGCCGCCTGGGCACGCGCACTCGAAAACCATGTCGAACCCGCCATCGCCGAAGCGTTCGGGGAAGCATTCGCCGCGCAGTCCCGCGCCGCCGACATCTCACCGGTGCACTTCCAAGAACACCACATGGCCACCGTCCACGACCGCCTGAAGATTTGGCCTGAAGGAGCATTCGAGGAACTCCGCCCCGAGCTATTGGAGGCGATGCAGCAGAACGAATCCATCGAACAGATCACCGACCGCATCGGACGCATCCTCGACATCGACGCACCATCACGCCGCATACGCGCCGACATCTCCGCCATCGACGCACAAATCGCCGACCCCACAACTGATCGCGACGAACTGCCATTCCTGCGTGGGAAGCGCCGGCGTCTGTGGAACCAGCATGACGAGTCGCAGCAGCAGTGGAAGTGGTTGGCGCGCCGGATCGCTCGCACCGAGATTCAGGGTGCAGTCGAGGGCGGATCGTTGGCGTCAGCTCAGGCGACCGCCGAAGCTACCGGCGAGGAAATGTACAAGGCGTGGCTGTCCACCTCCGATGAGCGCACTCGGGCATCCCACAACGTCGCCGACGGGCAGATCGTGAAACTGGCCGAACCGTTCCGCGTCGGCGTCGCACTGCTCATGCACCCCGCATTCCCCGGCGGCCCCGCACACGAAGTCATCAACTGCCGCTGCACCATGCGCATCCTCACCTACAGCGAGATGCAGACAGAACTGCAAGGCATGTGGGGTGGCCGCGGAGTCTCACCAATGGGCGCCCGACTCGGCCCCGACGACGAAGCCGACGCCGCCACCGCGATCGACCGACTCAACCGAGAACGCCGCGGTGAAGTACTCGACCCCATCGAACGCACCGAACCCGAGATTCAAGACACCGTGAACGTCGACGACGACGTTCACGAAAACGTCGAACTGCTTGAACCCGACGACGAACCATTCACCACCCCACACGACGACCTCCCCGACCTCGAGGAAGACATTCACGATGATGAACTTCACGTGGCAGACGAAGAACCGGACCTGGACACTGACGACGAAGAGCTACCAGATCACCCTGCAGTCGAAAGAGATCCAGCCGACGACAGCGACAACGAAACCGAACCTGAGGTTCATCAGCCGGACCCTGATCCTGCCGACATCCCTGACGTGGAAGAAGAACCCGCCCCGCCGCCGGCACCAACCGAATCGGTAATCCTCGAACCGATCATCGAAACCACGCCCACGCCAGAGCCTCTCGTCTTCGGAGACCTCGAAGTCGACGATGCCCGCCGATGGGCCTCCCGGTCGTGGCCACTGGACCGGAACTCGTTCGATCCGGAAGTATCCCGCGCGGTCACCCAGTACACGGGCGACTTCCACGACGTCATGAACGAGTCGCTGCGCGGCAGAATGCTTGCCGAAACATCGGAGGCGAATCAGCGGATGGTCGCGAACATGCGTCGCGCGATCGACGAAGCGCCTCGCGTCCCCGAACCAGTCCATGTGTTCCGTGAAGTGTCAGGCGCAGATGCGTTCCGCCTACCCATCGGCGGCAACCCGCGACAGCTACTCGGGCGCGCGTTCGAGGACCTCGGATTCATGTCCACGTCCCTGACCCAAGCTACGGCCGGGGCAGCAGACGTCGACGGCAGCGCCATCATGGTCGAGATCGCAGTACCCGCCGGATACGCCGCAATCTACGTGTCCGGCACCACCAGCCAACAAGCGGATGACATCCTGTCGGCGTTCGGAAACGCGGAAGTTGAACTGATCTTGAGAGATGGCACTACAATCGTGGTCACAGGCATCATTCGAGACGCACGCGGCCGCCCAATCCTGCAGGCCGAAGTCATCGACACCACGGAAGGGGAGTAGACGATGAGCAACAAGTTCCTGATCGATTACCCCCTCAATGACGTGACTGTCGGCCGGCGTTTCGGTGGAGTGCCTGAAGGTATGGGCCGCTGGCAGCGCATCCCTCACCTGGGTGTTCTGTGGACGGACGACAAGGAAGCACTGCAACTCGGTTGGCTCGATGACGCCGATCAGGATGCGGCGAATGCGCTCGCTCGTCGTATGGTGCTGATGGCTGTTGACGGCATGACCGCGACCGCCGCATTCGATCTGATCGCCCGCGAAAACCGCACCTACATGATCATACACGGTGATCTCGCGGACCGCGGCGAAGACAACTTCTGGAACTGACACCCGCCGGCTTCACTGTCGGCGTTGAACACGATCCCTGCTCACGGTAGATACTCTTGTCGGTGTCTACCGTGAACAGGAGTCCAGGATGACTGCACCAACCACCCCGGCGGGGGAGAAGAAGCCGCTGCCCACCGGATGGCGCGGGCCCGTGTTGCCTTTGAACACACCGTCGGGTGACATGCGGCAGTTCATGCTCGCCGACGGCGCCGAGCCCGCGGTCCGGCCGCTTCCGGTTGCACTCTCCGCGCAAGGTGAAATGTGGGGCGCTCATCAGGGTTCCCGCGTCGTCGGTCTCGTCACTCGGGCGTGGGTTCAGGACGGGCATTTGTGGACTGAAGGGCCGTTGGACTTGGATGACGAGTTCGGCGCCGAGTACGCGCGCAAGCTTCGTGACGGGTTCGCAGGCTGGGTGTCCGCCGACCTGTCCGACATCTCGCTCGAGGAAATACCACTGCGGTCCGACAAATCGGAATGGGCGCCAGACGAACTCGCCGCAGCGTACGCAGCATTCGAAGACGGAACCGGCGCCGAGCCTGACGTCGCCGGCCAGCTACTCCGCGTGCACGAGTGGAAGTTGATGGGCGTCACCGGCGTCTCGTCGCCCGCCTTCGAAACCTCGCGGGTCGAGCCGGTGTACGGCGAGGAGTTCACCGCGGTCCGTGCATCTGCTGCATTGACCGCTGCCGCGGAACAACACTCAGGGGCGATGGTCGCACTCGTCCCGTCGGCTGAGGACTGCGCACGGCTCGCGATCGACGGCTACGAACCCGCCGACGTCCTGCACACCACTCTCGTGTTCCTCGGCGACGCCGCGAACTGGTCACCGGAACAGCGGGACGCACTCGAGCAGGCAGTGCGTGCACTCGACTTCATCTGCCCACTGTCCGGTTCGGTGATGGGCCACGCACTGTTCAACCCCTCTGGGGAGGAGCCGTGCGCTGTGTATCTTGCCGAAGCGTCTGGACTCAGCGCGATGCAATCGTGCACGTACGGTGCCATCGCTGACAACGTCGATTTGCCGCCGATCCCGGAGCCGTACGACACCTTCCTGCCGCACGTCACAGCAGGGTATGGGCTCGACGTCAGTAAGCTCACCGAAGTCGGGCCGATTCGTTTCGACCGGATCCGCATCGCCTTCGCCGACACCGACGTCCGCGACATCCCCCTTGAGCCCGTCACCGCGGGACTCGTCGCAAGCTCCGTCGTCTACGACACCGCAGACTTCACCATGCCCGAACCCGACGAACTCACAGCGCTTACCGTCACCGACGACGGCCGTGTCTACGGGCACCTCGCACAAGCTGACTCCTGCCACATCGGATTCGCCGACGTGTGCGTCAGCCCACCCACCAGCGCAACCGGATATGCCTACTTCCACCAAGGCGAAATCTCCACCACCGAGGGACCACTTGCCGTCGGAAAGCTCACCCTCGGAACCGGACACGCCGGAATGCGACAAGCGGCCCGCGCAGCCGCCGAGCACTACGACAACACCGGCACTGCAGTCGCCGTCGTTCGATGCACTGACGGGCTCTGGGGTCCATGGCTTTCCGGCCGCATCCTCCCCGGAATCGACGACGACCGTATCGAAGAACTCCGCCGATCCGGAGTTTCCGGAGACTGGCGCAGCATCCAACGAGGCTCCAACAACCTCGAACTGGTTGCGGTCCTCGCCGTCAACGTCCCCGGATTCCCAGTCCCGCGCACCCGCGCACTCGCCGCATCCGGCATGGGATCCCTCATCGCCGCCGGCGTCCCACCCACCCGAAAGCACCATGTCGAACCAGAATCACCAATCACCGCTTCAGCCATCGCATCCCACGTCCGTGCGGAACTTCGCGCGTCTGCAATTCGAGAGAGCCGTCGCGAAGCGGTTACACAACGTGTCCGGGCGGCACGTTTGGCGGCAGCTACACGGAAAGTGCAGCGCCTCACCGATACACCCGGAGATGACAGAAAAGCGAAACCCCTTGAGCGGTACTGGACGGAAGGCAAAGGCCTCACCAGGTGGGCAGAGAAACCTCACCCGTTCACCTCCCTCGTAGATGCGCTGACCAAGGAAATTCCGCCCGGGGAGATGACTCCGGAGCAGATCAAAGGATTGGCGGCGAAGTACTACCACAAGGTGTTCCGCAAGTGGCCAGGGAAACGCAACGACAACAACGGGAAGGGTTGATCATGGGTTGCAATTGCGGAGGTGGAGCGAAGCGAACGATTCATCAGGTTCGCCGATCTGATGGAACCGTGAAGCGCTATGCGACAGCCGCTGAGGCGAAGGCGGCCGCATCCCAGCCGGGTGCTTCGTACACCAAGATTGAGCGCTGACACTGAGCTTCACCACTCATCCCCAGCGCAGGGGATAGAGTGTGCATAGATCGCCGCTGGCCTCGGGCCGGGCACCAAGTGCCCGCACGACCCAGGAGGCCCACGGTGGACCCCATCACTCTTCAGGATCTGATCAACGCCGCGCAGGGCGAGGACGGCAAGCCACCCGCCGATCCCGCCAAGGCTGTAGCCGAGTATCTCGCCGCGCACCCCGACGCAGACATTTCTGCGCTGCAGACCGAAGCGGTCACCACTTACCAGGAAATCGCCGCTGCTGGAGCGGATTCCGACGAGTCTCTCGCTGCAGCTGAAGCTCTCGCTGACGTTCTGGACGGCGTCAAGGTGGAGCAGGAACGCATCGACGCTGCAGGTGAGGAGAAGCGGGCGCGGCTCGCTGCTCTGTCCGATCGAGTTGCCGCAGCAACAGGTTCCGACGCAGAGGGTGAGGACAACGCGGATGCTGACGCACCTGTCGATGCAGACGCGGACGCCGGCGCTGACAGCCCGGCTGATGCTGGCGCGGTGGACGCTGGCGAGGGTGGCGGCGATGTGGATGCCGGCGCTTCCGCTGAAACCGCTGCTGCTCCGGAAGCCGTTGCGGCATCAGCTGCGAAGCCAGTGAAGCGTGTCCGTCTCTCCCAGATCCCCCGAAAGACGGTCAAGATGCCCGCCGACAACACCGTCGACACCTCACCCCGCGCGACAATCATCGCTTCCGCTGACGTGGCAGGTTTCGCGACCGGACAGAGCCTGTCCACCCGCGAACTCGCTGACGCAGCGAACATCAAGCTGGGGTCCCTGTCCGCGTCCGGTGGTAAGGCATCCGGTTCGGTTGCCCGGATCCATATCCCGTTCGAGGATGACCTCACCGCCGACGGTCGCAATGACCAGGATGTCATCGACTTCGCTGCCGACCCGAGCCGACTGAAGGGCGGAAGCCTGGTAGCAGCCGGTGGATGGTGCGCACCGTCCGAAACGCTGTACGAGCTCGGCGGAATCCTCGCTGACGCCAATGCCGGGCTGATTGATCTTCCTGAGGTCAAGGCGGCACGGGGCGGTCTTCGCTTCACAGAGGGTCCGGATTACGCCGCGATGTATGGTGCACCGACGCTCGGCTTCATCCAGACGGAGGCGCAGGCCGCGGCAGGTTCAGGTTTCACTAGCCCGACTGGCGCAACGATCGCAGGAACGGAAAAGCCGTTCTATCGCGTTCCGTGCCCCGAGTTCGACGAGGATCGTGCTGAGGCGGTAGGTCTAGGCATCATGGCGGGCATCTTGCAGAACGATGCCTACCCTGAAATGACCACGGAGATCGTCGAACACGCACTGATCGCTCAGTCCCACCGGGTCAACACGCGGTCGCTGAATCGGATGGTCGCTGAGTCCGGAACTGCGATCGCGCTGGCACTCGGCCCCTCCGCGACTACCTCGGTGCTAAATGCTGTTGGTATTCAGATCGTGGACTACCGGTACGCGAACCGAATGACACCCGGTGCGGAACTCGAAATCGTTCTGCCACTGTGGCTCAAGGAACTCGTCCGCGCCGACCAGTCCGTTCGAAACGGCTCCAACGTCACCGAGGCATTCGAGGTCACCGATCAGAAAATCGATGCTTGGTTCAAGGCCCGCAACGCTGTACCACGCTGGGTCTACGACTGGCAGGATGCATTCTCCGGTGAGGCCAACGGCTTCGGTGCGGCGACTGCCAAGACCACATGGCCGACCACGGTCGACATCATGATTTACAAGGCGGGCACGTTCGTTCGTGCCCGCGGCGAGGTCATCTCCGTCGACGCGATCTACGACCCCACCTCGCTGAAGAAGAACGACTTCCACCGCCTGTTCGTGGAGGAGAAGTTGCTGGTCATCAAGCGTCGCTGGAAGTCCCGCCTGGTCCGTGTCCCTCTCGCAGTCAACGGTGCCGTCGGCGCCGCTCGCGAACTGGATGCACAGGGCAAGATCGTCGTCACCACCCCGTAGTCCATCACCGGGCACACCTGCAGACCTCTTGCGGTGTGCCCGGTGGTGTTCCACTGACCCCACAATCTTTTGGAGGCTACGGTGGCTGTCGCACCGGCTCTATACGTCGCAGCGCCGACGGTTACACCCGCACGATTCGGACTTGTCAGCGCCGCTGATCTGGTGGTCCCGGAGGATCGTCATTTCGTCAACGGTGTTCAGTTCGAAAGCAACCCTTCCGGCCCTGCCAAGCTGGCGGCCGCCGACTGCCTCCCCGAACCGGGCCCCGACCGCACCGTGCCCGACGGTATCGAGATAGTCGAGTCCGAGCCGATCATCGTGTACAACGGCTTCACCTGCCGCGCTGTCGGTCTCGATGAATCCGAAATGCTGGACCGCGCGCGTAAAGCACTCACCGGTGGCGAATGGGCTGCCGTCGAGAACGCTGTCTGGTCGTCAGATTCTGGACTGATGAACGCGGACACCGACATCCTCACCACTGCTGCTGTGCCGCTGGTGAAGGGAATCGGATTGCTCGAGGATCATCTCTACGAGCAGTACGGCGGTGTCGGTGTCATCCACGCGCCCCGCCATGTTGCGATGTTCGCAGCCGAGTGCCGACAGATCGACGTCGAATCCGGCCGCAAGGTCACTGTGCTCGGTACGCGTTGGTCGTTCGGCAACTACCCGAACACTGATGCTGCGGGCGCACCCGCAGCGGTCGATACTGCGTGGCTTGTCGCCACCGGTGCTGTGCAAGTCCGGCGCGGTGATGTCAAGCAGCGGCCGACATCATTTGCGGAGGCATTCAACTACGCCACCAACGAGGTACAGGCGATCGCTGAACGAACGTATGTCGTGTCCTGGGAAGCGGTCCAAGCCGCTGTCCTCGTCAACCTCACCAGCAGCTAGGAGCACTGTTATGCCTTCGATCATCCCCACCTCTGACAAGGTGCAGGAAGTTGCCCGCGCGCTTCTGGGAGCCGCGGATTCCCCTGACGACGTCCGTACCGATACGTCGGGGCCGAGTCTCGCGTTCGTTGTGTCCGACGAACTCGCCACCAAGGCCGGTTTCGGCGAGTACGACGACGATCCGGAACCTCTTCCCGAGCCCGAGCCCGAGCCCGAGCCCGAGCCCGAAACCGTGGAAGAGCCGCCTCGTAGTGGCAAAGGTTCCGGCGAGGAAGCCTGGAAGAAGTTCCTCACCGACCAGGAAGTCAAGTTCGACGAAACCCTCGAGCGCAACGAACTGATCGCACTCTGGGACGCACATCAGCAAGGAGCGTGATGTCGATCTTCACGCCCTCCGCGTGGGAGGGCATCAGCACCGTGACGGTGGTGATCCTCGTCGCGGTGGGCGTCGGCCTCGCACTGGTGCGGGGCTGGCTCGTTCTGGGCACAGCACATCGGGAACTGCTGCGGCTCAAGGATGAAGTGATCGCCGATGCCCGCGGGACTCGGACCGAGGACCGGAGGATCATTCAAACGCTGTCCGACACCGTTCACGCTCAGCGCGTGAACGGTGATTGGGCAGTGCATCTCCTGGAGTCCGTCCAGGCGAACGCGGCAGCTGCAGCCAACGCTGATCGGCGGCAGACATGAGGTGGCCGTGGTCGAAGGCGTTGGATGCGGCGCGCACCGAGGCGAAGGAAGCTGCTGAGCTGCACGCGTATTCAACACAGGAGCGCATGAACACCGAGATTGTGGCGGCCGAAGCGATGGCGTCCGCTGAGCGGCAAGAGAACGAAGTTCGAACGAATGGCTGGACACGGCTACTTCAAGAATCCATGGGAGGTAGTCGATGACATTCGCTGCGAATGTTGCCCTGCTTGTGCTGGCGGGACTGGTCAACGTGTTCACTCTGATCTACCTTTTCCGGTCGCCGTGGTGGAGGAATCATGTTGGCCGGATCTATGCGGTGAAGTCGGTTGTCCTGTCTGCGGTGCTGAATCAGATTGTGTTGTCGATTTGGTGGGACGCGGATTATCCAGGTAGGCAGGCGATCCGGTTGGCGATCTACGCGCTTGGAGCGTTGGTGTATGTGCCGATGATTTGGTCGTTAGTACTCGAACAGCAACGGGATCGACGCAAACCCGAGAACGAATCTGATGACGCGCCTTCTGATGCAGCTGATGGCCGTTCAAGCGCTGATGGTGTCGACGACGAGGTGGAATCTCGATGAGTGTGATCACTGAAGACTTTCGCCGGTTGGATGGGGTTGCTCCGTTCCCCGCGGATTTGGCGTTTGTGTACTTCACGGTCCCGCGGCGACGCGAAAACGCAGCCGGCACATGGGTTGTGATTCCAGTCGAGGTGAAATGCCGTCTCGTGGCAGGGAAACTGACATCGCCGAACCTGGATCCGGGCGAAGCAACAGTGCAAATCGGGCCACACGGACCGACGTACAAGATCATCATTCCTGCCACGGATGCCCGGCTGTGGGATCTGATCGAAATGTACGAGACCCCCGACCCTCCGGTTGTCTCGCTGGTGAAGCAGTACCTCAACGAGACGAAGGCTGCGGTTGCCCGGGCTGAGGGTTTGTCTCTCGCACAGGATGAGGCGGTCGCGGCTCTGGTTTCGGCAGGCACTGAGACGAGAACGGCGTTGGATGCGACGTTCGTGCGGTTCGTCGACCAGAACGGCGATCCGCTCCCAGCTGGATCTCTAACCACCATCCACGTCAACACCGTCACTGGCGACATTGACGACATCACGTTCGAGGGGGTCTGACACATGGCATACATGAAGGATTCGACCGGTCGCAGGCTCGACGCGATGGAAGTGCTAGATATTGACGACGCGCTCCGTAGATTCACGTCCCGCGCCCGGACCATGGCCGTGCCTGGAGATTCATTAACCGAACAAGGTGGCACACTTCCGGGTGGCACTGGAGTGGGCCTGGACCTGCGCCCCTTCGCGCCGTGGACATGGGGCAACAATCTACTCGGTCAGGCTTTTAACATCCTCGGCAACTTCGGTGTCGGCGGTCAAACCACCACAGAGATACGAGCGCGCATTGGCGACGTCCTCGCGACAAATCCAGGTTGGGTCCACCTACTCTGCGGCACTAACAACATGGGCATCCCAGGCGGCCTAGCGGCTGCGAAATCCGATATTTCGGCGATGCTCGACATCTACCAGCACGAGGGAATTCGTGTCGTACTCGGAACCATCCCGCCGCGCATCACTGCCAACTACACCGGCACGATCAAAGCTGACACATTTGCGCTCAATGAATGGATCATCACGCAGAGTCGTGACCGGCAAGGCGTGATTTTGGCCGACTACTTCTCGGCACTCTCGGATAACGCCGGTAATTTTCGAAGCCTGATCGACGGATTCAACCCCACCACGGACGGCATCCACCTGTCAGCAACTGGCGGGCATGCAGCTGGCCGCGTATTCGCGGCGGCTCTCGCGGCGCACGCACCAAAAGCGCTGCCGTATTCGCCCCCCTCACCCGGTTCCAACCTGCTAAGCAATCCTCGACCGGCGGGCAATTCAACGTCTTCCCCCATCGGCTGGACGATCGGCGGCGCTTCATCAGGATCGGCTGCCTGGTCCGACACCCTACGGGCGGACGGCCTCGGATCATGGAAGACGGTGGCCGTGCCGAGCGGGGGCGTCCTGACGCTCAACTCCAACTACACACTCGACGGATCCCGACTTGCGGTGGGCGATACTGCGTCCGCCTATGTCGAGTACCAAGTTTCGTCGTTACAGCAGGACAGCGCGATCGATGCACAGGGAATCGCAGTCGGGCTCAAGGCATGGAACGGGGCGAGTTTCTTCGAAACCCGTTGGTGCTTCAATTATTTTCGCGGCCCCAATGCTGAACGGTCCGGCGCGTTTCGCGTCCCCGACTTCGTCATACCCCCAACAACTACCATTCTTGCACTCTTCATTGAGTTGCGTGGCGGTCAGTCGTTCAGTTGGGACCGGGCCGGCATCTACAACAAATTGCGACTCTCTTGAGCCGGCGATGCAACAGGAGGTTGCTACCCTCCAAGCATGAAACGGGACAGTACGTCGGAACAAGGGTGGGCTTGGCTAGCGGTACTTGTTGCCTTTGCGCTTCCCATTCGTGCAGCGGCGCCACTTGGTATCGGCGCACTGACCCCCGGCGTACTGCTCGCGATCCTGGGACTGCCGGTCATCCTGGCATCGGCGATCAAATTTCCCCGGGCAAAGCTCCTGTCGGGACTGATGTTGTTTTCGGCGGCCAGCGGACTGATTCTCGCTCAGTACGTCAACACAGATCACCACGTCACCCTCGGAATCATGCAGAGCACCACCCTACTGATCGTGTGCGCAGCCATTACGTTGATGGCAATGCTCTGGTGTACGACCAAAATTGGTTTGAGCAATATGGTCCTCGCCTTCTGTGCGGGCTCAATCGCGCAGGCACTCTTGACTCCATCAACATGGGAAGGCAATGGGTGGAAGTATGCCTTCTCATGGCCTGTCTCGATCGCCCTCCTGCTGCTCGTCCGAAATCGGACGAAGCTGATACAACTGCTCGTCGTGATCGGCATCGGGGCGATGAGTATCGCGAATGATTACAGAAGTTTCTTTGGCTTCGCGCTTCTGATCGCCGCACTATTGTTGATGCCGAAAATTAGAGCAAAGGCAGCCGTGAAACAGGTGAGCCCGCTGATACCAATGGCGGTGCTGGCGACGGCTGGGTTTGCTATCTACAGGGCGAGCGAATGGCTTTCTCTCAACGGTTACCTGGGTGAACGGAACGCGAGCGTCACTGAGATTCAAGCAGATCGAGGAGTGTCTCTCCTGCTGGCGGGCCGGCCAGAATTGGCCGCTTCGATCCGATTGTTCTTTGAACAGCCCTTCGGTTTTGGCCCAGGGGTAGTTCCGTCGAATTCTGATGTCGAGTCAGCGAAGGAAGGACTTCAGAGTGTCGGCGCTCCCACTAACACAATTTATGTGAACGAATACATGTTCTCGAATCACATCGAACTGCACTCGTTGACGGCCGACCTTTGGGTTAACTTCGGACTTGTCGGGCTCGTCCTCGCAGTCATTTCAGCGTGGATGATTGCGATACGTCTCTCCTCGGAGACGATCGCGTTCAAGCCACGAGTCTGGGTGTTGCTCGTCCTCATCGTGGGTATTTGGGATCTTGCGTTCTCCCCGATCCAATCGAACTGGTCACACTGGATCCTTGCCCTCGCAGTTGTCGTCGCCCTAAATTCTCAGTCGAACGCAATGTCGAGCACTCGAAATGTGGCTTCGCCGACGAGTTCCACGTTGCACACCCAAGGCAAGGAATTATCTGCGCCTTGACTGGCCTGACCTCGAACGATTGCGTTCTTGGTTCCCGACGGCGTGAATGTAGCGTCGACACTGTTTACGGCTGTCGCGTGAAGATCGGTATTGACGGCGACCACGCACTCGCGAATCGCATTCTCCTGTCGCCATTTAATCGTTTCTCGCACCGCTTCGGGGGCAGTCGGAGGAAGGGTCTGGGTTGGTACAGACTCCCAACCTGCGCAGCCAGAAAGAACGAGGATCAACGGGCTAGCGAGCAGTACTCTCCCGGCCACTCCGGCCCTCACAGGTCGCGAATCCTGGTCGCTGGTACGCCTGCATAGATCCCGTCGGGAAGTGTGTCTTTGGTGACTACAGCCCTGCTCGCGATCACACACCCGCTAGCGATCGTGACGCCGGGCTGAATCACAACACCTGCCCCGATCCATGATCCCTTTTCGATGGTGACCGGCTCGGCAGTGGCAGCACCAGCTCGCTGCGCCCTATCTCCGATTTCATGTGAGCTGGTGACGACCGTGACGTTCATGGCGAAGTGCACATTGTCACCAATTGCGACGTGCGCAGAATCGTCAATGAAGCAACCGTGATTGATAAAGACGCCCGAGCCGATGGTGATGTTTCGTCCCCCCAAGAAAAGCCCGGAGTAGATACGCGATGGGCCGACCTCGACTCCAAGAAGTTTGTACAAACGCCATCGGATGCGAGGGGACACCAGCGGGCTTCCCGCAATTCGGTTCAGCAAGAGATCGTTGCGCATCGTAGCCATTCGCAGATGATCCCACATAGAGCGGTATGCTCCGCTCCCGAGCTTCATGCGAGATGCATTTTCGTGCACCACATAGCCCCCGATCTCATCGCATCCACGGTGAGGTTGGGGGTTTTTGTCGTTGACCGATATGCCGATGTCCACCTGTGCTGCCGAATGAGTCAGGTGGGCATCGAGCTATTCAGTTGTGGTGCGGCGATCACTGACGGCTTCCCTTCCGTCTCCTGCCAACGGATCCGACGCTACCACCCATCGAACAGATGTGCGAAACTTTCGATATGCCGTCGACCGAACGATCCCCAAGCAAGTGTCCGAACGGGCACCCGCTGGCGGCGAACACATGCCTCGTCGGCTGGGAGGTCTGCGGCTGCCCCTCCGCCCACAACGGCGGGCATCGCACGCACTACTGCCGACAATGCGGAGAAACCGTCCGCACCCCAACCTGCGCCGGCGCCAAACCCCAAACCGACCGCTGGACCAACAAACCCGCACGCATCCCGCCCCCACCGGCAGACAACGACTATCCTCACCTGTAGAGCTGCTGGCCTCGGGCCGAGCGAATCATCCCCCGCTCGGAGGCTCACATGCCCACCACTGTCTGGCCCACCATCCGCTCGCACGTCGTCCGCACCACCAACCTCGACAACTGCGGCGCCCCCGTCTTCGGCCCCAAGTCGCAGATCGTGTCCGACGGCCACGTGTCCATCAAGATCAGCCCCCAGTACGAGGACGGCGAAGAGACCGCCCCCAAGAACGCGGCCGGCAAGATCCAGTTCGTCGACAAGGCGCAGGACGAGCTGAAGTATCACAACGTCGAAATCGCGTTCCTGCAGGTGCATCCCGAGCTGTTCAGTCAGACGACCGGTCAGCCGATCGTCCTTGACCATGCGGGCAACGCGACCGGTATCCGTATCGGTGCGACGATCCGATCGAACTTCGCGCTCGAGACGTGGACCGACGTACCCGGCACCGTGTGCGGTCCGGACGGGAAGCTGTACGGCTATGCACTTTTGCCGTGGATCAAGGACGGTCGTCTCGGTGACTTCTCCTTCGAAAATGCATTGGCGAACTTCACGATCACCGCGCGCACCGAAGCGCGTTCGCCGTGGGGTGTGGGTCCGTACGACGTGGTGCTCAATGCGGCGGTAGCTCCCGCGACGGAGCCTGCGGCAGGTCCGTTGCTGACGCCGATCGCGGCGGATCAGCACATCCATATGGAGCCGACGTCGATCATCTACCCGGCGCCGACTGCTGGTGCGGTCGCGCTCGCTCCGTGATCGGTTCGTTCGTGTGAGATGGCGGGCACCAATTCAGGTGCCCGCCATACCCGTATCTACAGGAGGGCATGTTGTGAGCGGACCGTGTGATTGGCCGGTGAAGTCGTCGGCGAAGGAATGGACCGACGCCGATCCAGACGACAAAGCCGTTGCCGCGGAGTTGGCGACGAACAATCTGTGGGCGTTGACCGGTCGGGTGTTCGGACTGTGCGAGGTGTCGGTGCGGCCATGCTTCAGTCCCACCGACTATTCGACGTACCGCGGCCGATCAGGTTCGGGCGCCGACTGGTTCCCAGGACTGGTGTCGGGTTCGTGGATGCCGGGATCGTGCGGCTGCGCGGACGGGTGCAACCACCCGTCCGAGGTCGCATTACCCGGCCCGGTGCATTCGATTGTGCAGGTGATGATCGACGGCGAAATCCTCGACCCGTCGGAGTACTTGATCCGCAACAATCGTTGGCTTATCCGCACAAATGTTGGGGTGTGGCCACAGAATCAGAACCTCGCCGTCCCCGACGGTGCCGTTGGCGCATTCACGGTGACATACAAGCAGGGCATAGCGGTTCCGCTCGCGGGGCAGCTGGCGGCCGGTGATCTCGCCGTCGAGTTCCTGCGGGCCCGCAAGGGCGGCAAGTGCAAGCTCCCGGACAGGGCGATCAGCGTGTCCCGGCAAGGAATGGACATTCAGCTCGTGGACGCACAGGTGCTGTTCGAGCAAGGGCTCACCGGTGTCGCGACGGTGGACCAGTGGATCGCCTCGGTAAATCCGCACAAATTGAAGTCTCGGCCCCGCGTCTATTCGCCTGATTCGCCACGTGTAGCGAGGATCCGCTGATGGACGTCTACGGCAAAGCCACCCAACTACTGAACGAACTCACATCCCGGCTTGAGTTGACGCGCGCCGGCCAGGTCGATTACGCCGCAGTTCATCCCGGAGATATATCCCCGGCATACGGATGCGAGACAGCGTTTGTGCGGCCCGGGCAGATCTATCCGACGGTCGCATTCCCAGCGCCATTAAATCCTGCGCAGATCGATCCGACGCACCCGGTGTCATACGCCGCCGACCTCGAGATCACGATTCACAGGTGCTACGAGAACACGTCCGACAATTCGATGCCTGAACTGTACGAACTGGATTCACTCGCACGCGACGCTCTCGATGACGCGCGGGCGATGATGCGGGCCGTGCAATGTGCATTCGATCGTGGCACTCCGATGTACTGCGGACCGTGGATTCCGAAGGGACCAAACGGCGGCATCCACGGAGGGCAGATGACGGTCACAGTCGGTGTGGAGTTGTGGTGCCCGTGCGATGCGGTGGTCCCGGAATTCGACTCCGTGTTCGCACCGTTGGACGGCGATCCTCGCATCGAATAATTGTCGGTAGACACAGTTGTACTGTGGCCGCCGTATGATCTGGTTCATGACCACTGTGCATGTTCGTGCGAATCAGACCACAGTCGATTGGGCGGAGGGCGCCGAGTTCGTGTGCGAGCGCACTCCGTTCGTCGACAACCTCATCCAACATGGAGGACTCACCGAACTCGATGCGGTGCCCGAGTTCTCTATCGATAAGTTCAGGACCGACCCGAGTCAGCCGTACGTGACGTACCGCGACAGTGTTCCCGAAGGCGACGTCGTCGACGCCCAGGGCAAGGTTGCGGCTGTGAATGCGGACGTGGACTCCTCGTCCGAGGAGCGTCGGGACGCGGAGAAGATCCTCGCTGACGCCCAGGCGAATCTCGCCGATTCTCAGGCGGATGCTGCTGCGACGCAGGAAAGCCTGAACGAGACCCGTGCTGACTCCGCTGACACTCTCGGCGAGTTGAACACCGAACTCGACAACGAACCGCCGAAGACCACCCGGCCCCGGAGAAAGAGCAGCTAATGCCCGCCCACGTGGTGATGTACCGGGAACGGATGGAACAAGGACTAGCGCACGACGCCATGGCGCGGATGAACGACATCGGCCGGCAAGTCGTCAACCACGCGCGCGCCGACTGCCCCGTCGACTCGGGGCAGACGAGAGCGTCGATCACTCATCACGTCACCCTCGTCGGCCGGACCGCGCGACTTCGCGTCGGGTCGCCGCTTGAGCGGGCGAAATGGCTCCACGAAGGCACCGGCATCTACGGCCCGCACAAGAAGCCGATCGTCCCGGTGTCGGCGAAGGCGTTGAAGTTCCCGACGCCAGGGATTTTCGGTCCGATGCCACGCGGTGGATCCCGCCGCCCAGGTGGGTTTGTGTTTGCGAAGTCCGTCAAAGGCATCCCACCGAACCCGTTCCTCACCACTGCATTGAAGACAGTTCTCGGCACCACCAACGTCACCGTCCGCCCCGTCACCAGCTAAGGAAACCGCAATGCCTCCACGCGCACGCAAGACCGCTACCAAGCCTTCACAGGCCGACGGCAACCCCACCACGAGAGAAGTCGAGAAGGTACTCGACATCATCGAGACACCCAACGAAATCCTCGACACACCAAAAACCGTCGACGACGAGGGCATCCCCATCCCCGCCGAGTTGCAGTTCAGCACGAAAGACTTGCCCGACGTGCCGGAACCCGACGAGTCGGACACTGAGTATCTGGACCTCGACGGTTTCATTCTCGTCGCTCGCAAACCTGATCCGTCAGCGTGGAACCTGGTCATCGGAATGATGTCCGACGACGCCACCGCGGCGGACAAAGCGCGATCGCTGCAGACGTTCATCAACCACATTTTCGATGAACCGTCACGCATGCACATCAACCGTCGATTGTTCGCTCGCGGTGACAAGTTCGATCAGGACTTCCTCGAACGAATCGTGGTCACGATCATCGAGCGGTTCACTCCGGAGTCGAATCGGGAGCAGCGGCGCGCTCGGGCTCGCGCTATGAAGCGCACTCGATAGTCAGTGGCGGAGCCGTGGGTCTCTGACCCGACAGCGTGGGCAGTGGACGGCCGGGTCATGCACGTGACCCGGCCGGACCTCATTCCGTTAGTGCACATGATCATCTCGTTCTCACCGATCCAAGTCGTGATGGGTTCATTGCGCGACGTCGACGACAAACAATGGCTTTTCGAGCAGATCCTCGATCCCGAATCGAAGATCGGCAATGACTTCGTCCACCGTGTCGCGGATGCTCTGGTGCAGGAATGGTTTTGGATGCCACGGTGGACGGTGCAGGAAATCTGGTGGAAGGCAATGGGGAACTGGTCAGACGTCGACGGCGAGCTGTCGATGCGCGGGGTGGATCTGATGTCGATGCCGCCTGCGCAGGCAACGAACACGGTGAAAGCTGTTCTGCGGAAGTGGGCATCAGGCAACAAAGAGGCCGCCGAAGAGTTGCAGCGCGACCTGACGACGGAGCCGCCCCGTATCGCACTCAATCCTCGACGGGCGGAAATCACTCCCGAAGTGGTCGAAGCTGAGGGCTACGACTTCATGGCTGCGCTCGAGTTGGCGAACCAACACCAGCGGTGACTTTCCGCTAAACCCGTCGGGTACAGATACCCTGCATATAGAACTTTGCTGCTGGCCTCGGGCCGGGCATCACCATCGTGTGATCCCGAGGAGCCTCCGGCGTGACAGCCCCGTACGCAAAAGCTGTAGTCACAGCGGAACTCGACTGGGGCAATGTCGGTGGCGAGTTCGAACGCCGCGTCAGGATCGCAGCGGAGAAAGCAGCGCGTGCAGCCCAGAATCACTTGGACCGCGTCAAACTGGCCGGCAAGGTCACTCTTAACCCCAAGATGGCAGAGTTTCGCCGCGAAACTCAAGAGCGACTGAACAAGCTGAACCTGTACGCCCACGTGACGCTGCGTGGCGATACGTCGAAGTTCCATGCCGACGTTCGGAAGGCGACGAAGAACCTTCCCGGCGCGAAGGTGGAGGTCACACCCGAGGTCAAGAACATCCAGTCCTTCGTGCAGGGGCTGGAGGCGCGTCTGCGGGTCGCGCGGATCACGGCTCCTGTGTTCCTGGCGGTCGCGAACGAAGCTGATTTCCTGGCGCGCATTGCGACGCTGACGCGTCCGGTGACGCAAACCGTCAACATCATCACCACTGGCGACACGAACGGCCCTGGCGGCGGCCCAGGCTCAGGTGGACGTAACGGTGGGTTGCGCGGCGGAATGATTCGCCGGATCCGCATGCAGATCGAGATGGACCGCTCGTCGGTTGCGAGTGCGGAAGCTCAGATCGCGGCGCTCGAGACTCGTCTGTCGGCGGCACGTACGAGGCAATCCGAGTCCATCGACCGTGTCCGGGTTGCTCAGGCGCGCCTCGACGAGGTGAATACCCGCGCGAACTCCACAACCTCTCAGCGCTTGGCAGCGCACGCCGCACTGACACGCGCGAACAACGAACTCGGCTCGCACACAGCCAGAGTCACACAAGCGATCGGTGACCAAGCTGAGGCGCACCAGCGTCTGCGGCGCGCGCAACAGGATCAGAACTCGGTCTCCCGGATTGCGCGGGCAGCTATCGGTGGACTCGCCGAGACGGCAATGAACTTGGGCCGCAACCTGTTGTCCTCGGTCAGCCCTGCCGGTCTGTTGAAGGTCGCGTTGCTCGCGTTGGCGGCGTTGAGCCTTATTCCGTTGCTCGGGCAGTTGGCGCAGGCCGCCGGGATCATCTCTCTGCTCCCAGCTGTAGCGGCGTCCGCGGTGGCGGGTATCGCGACGATGGTCATCGGGTTCACCGGTGTGTTCGACGCATTCTCGAAGGGGTCGAAGGCTGCCGAGATCGCAGCGAAAGGCACTGCGGCTGCGGCGAAGCAGCAGGAGGCGGATGCGCGTAAGCGTGCGCAGGCTGCGAAGGCCGTTGCATCGGCTGAGCGTGGGGTGGAGAGCGCGCTCGACGGTGTGGACCGGGCTGAGCGTGGTGTCACGCAGTCGCAGCGGCAGGCGGAGAAGGCGCAGGAAAGCCTCAACCGGGCTCGTGAAGATGCGAAGGCGACGATCGATGATCTGAATTTCGCGCTCAAGGGCACCGCGATCGATGAACGCGATGCGGTGTTGGCGCTCGCGCGTGCGCGGGAGGCGTACGACAAGACGTTCGCGGATCCGGCAGCGTCGGCTTTGGATCGGTCTGAAGCTGCTCTCGGTGTGGACAAGGCGCTGCGCCGGCAGGAAGAGGTTGGGCGCCGGAACACGCAACTCGCGAAGGATGCCGCCAAGGCGAACGAGAAGGGCGTCGAAGGCTCTGATCAGGTTGTCGCGGCGAAGGAAGCTGTCGCGGAAGCGGATCAGGGCATCGTCGACGCGAACAAGGCTGTTGTCGACGCGCAGGAGCAGGTAACACTCGCGCAGCAGAACCTCATCGACGCGCAGGATGCCGCGGCAGAGGCGATGACGTCGAACGCTGACGCCGTCGATGAATACGCGGACGCGCTTGCGAATCTGTCCCCGAACGCCCGCGCTTTCGTGGAGCAAGTTCGTGGGCTGAGTGACGTGTGGAAGGAACTACGTCTCGAGGTCCAGGACAACCTGTTTGCCGGGATGGGCGACTCAATTGTCAACCTCGCGAACAACTATCTCCCGCTCCTCAAGACCGGTCTGGGTGGCATCGCTACCGAGATCAACGGCGGTGTCCGTCGCGCGATCGACGACATGTCATCGGATTCGGCGAAGTTGGACTGGACCAAGATCCTCGAGAACACGAGGGCCTCTATCGGCCCGGTCATCGACGGGCTGTCTGATCTCGCTGGGGCGCTGACCAACATTGCCGCAATCGGGTCGGAATTCCTTCCAGGGTTTAGCAATTCGTTTGCGGAGACCATGCAGGAATTCCGGGAGTGGACGGAGTCCGAAGAGGGCGAGAACAAGATCCGGAACTTCATGGAGAAGTCGATCGAATCGCTTAAGCAGGTCAAGGACCTGTTCCTCGCTGTCGGTGACGTTCTGGGTGGACTTTTCAAGACTTCCGAGGAATCCGGAAAGTCGATGATCGAGTCGATGACGGACTCACTTCGTGAGTTCGCAGAGTGGATGAAGTCGGCTGAAGGCCAAGAGAAGATGCGGAACTTCTGGGAGGACGTCCGCAAGACGATCACCGACATCCTGAATCTCATCAAAGAAGTGAGCATCTTTGCGAGCAAATGGATTCCGACAAATGGTGGTCGACCTGAAGGTACGCCCGCTACACCGGAGAATCTGAATCCGGAAGCGAACCTCAGTATGTGGGACACCGTGGTGAACGGGTCTGACAACGACACCGGAGCCTGGGGCAAATTCTCCCGCGGGTTCAACTCGTTCTTCGGTTACGACAACGAGAAGGACGAGTACACGGGGACCGGTGGCGTCCCTGGATTCTTGGCCAATCCGGTTGGCGGGGTCGCGCGATGGGTTGGTGGCCTTTTCGATGGCGATGAGGATCGGCCGAGCAACCTTCCGTCGCTACGCCCAGGAGAAGGATTCGCTCCGAGCGGTAATGGCCGAGTATTCCTGCCCGGCCCGAACGACACGATTGATATGCCGAACCCTTACGGCAAGGGCGGCATGCGTAAGCCGATGACTAAGGCCGAGTGGATGTCGTTCTTCGAGCCTGGCACTGAAGCTGCTGCTGAGGCGGAGGCAGAGTTTGACGAGACCTGGGCCCGGGAGAAAGTCAACACGCAGGAAAGCCTCGACGAGCAGAAGGGGTTCTTCGGGAACTTCGGCTCGAAGGTCAGCGGAGTTTTCAGCGGCATTGTCGATGGTGACATGCCGAACTTCCTGGGCGGTCTCGGTGGAACCCTGTCGAATGTTTTCTCCTTCGATTCGGAAGGCAGTTCAGCGTTCAGCCGGTTCGGGTCGAATGCCGGGCAGGCTCTGTTCTCCCTTGCGACAGGTGATTTCACTGGTTTCACGTCCAGCCTTGGGGAGCTGGGAAGGAACATCTTCGGCACCACCGAGGACGGCAAGGTCAATTTCGACGGACTCCGCACAAAAATCGGTGAGGTCGTCGGGGACATCGTCGGAAGACTCTTCCCTGGACTGAAGCCTGGACTCGACAAGGTCGTCCAGTGGGTCTCGGAAACGACCTCCAGTTTCGGTGGCATTTGGGATGGGCTGAAAGCTGCTGCGGCTGGACCGATCAACTGGATCATCGACCACGTCATCAACGGTGCACTGAAGAGCGCCTGGGATGGCTTGAAGGGGATTCTGCCGGGCTTGCCGGATTGGAATGGCGTGGATCGGATCGAAGTTTCCGGTTCCGGTAAGGGCGATGGACCGGAGCTGAAGCAGAAGTTCTACAAGGGCGGTATCGCGGGGATCATGCCTGGCTACACCCCGGGCCGTGACCCGTTCACGATCGGCGTGTCCGGTGGTGAGGCGATCATGCGCCCGGAGTGGACCCGCGCGATGGGGCCCGACTACGTGCACGAGATGAACGCGATCGCACGCACACAGGGCATTGCAGGTGTTCGGCGTCAGGCTGGCTACTTCTCTCAGGGCGGCATTGTCGACAACCTGACGTCGATCATGGCCGAAAAGTACCCGATGCTGACCATGACCTCCGGGTATCGAACCACCGACAACGGCTACCACTCACGAGGTATGGCCGCGGACTTCTCCAATGGTGGTATTGAAGGCACACCGGAGATGAAGTCGGCTTCTCAGTGGTGGTACGAGAACTTCGGCTCGACGCTCCGCGAGCTGATTCACATGCCGTTCAACAACAACGTCAAGGACGGGCAGAACGTCGGTAACGGCATGAGCCTGTACGGCGAGGGCACGATGCTTGAGCATCGCCATCACCTGCATGTTGCGACTGATCGAATGCTGAATGGTGACGGAACGTCGTCGCCGGCCGAGCCTGGGTTCCTCGATCGTGTCAAGAACGCGGTCGGCGATGCAGTCAACTTCGGCCGCAACGCGCTTGCCGGTCAGGCGCGGAACATGATCGCGAAGCCGTTCGATGCGGTGAAGTCGCTACTGCCTGACTTCGGACCGTCGGGGTTTGCGCAGATCCCGAACATCATGATCGACACGATCCGGGATGCGGTGACCAGCAAAGCACTTGGACTTGTCGGGCTGAGCGGATCCAGTGACGACGCGGGCACGACGCCGTGGGATCTCGGTGCCGGCGTCGAGCAGTGGCGCGGCAAGGTCATCGAAGCGCTCGAGCGTGAAGGTTTCGATTCCGGTATCCGGAACCAGAACCTGATGTTGGCGCAGATCATGTCCGAGTCCAGTGGTAACCCGAATGCGATCCAGCAAGTGCAAGACGTGAACTCGGGCGGCAACGAGGCCGTGGGATTGCTTCAGGTCATCCCCGGCACCTTCGCCTCGCACCGTAACCCGAATCTGCCGAACGACCGCACCAACCCAGACGCCTCGATGTCCGCGGCGCTGCGCTGGTACCGGCACGCGTACGGCGACGACCTCGGCGCGATGTGGGGCCAGGGTCATGGCTACGACCAGGGTGGTCTCGCCATAGGTGAGGGGCTCCTGCCGAAGTACACGATCAAACCTGAACGTGTTCTGTCGCCGGAGATGACGCCGATCTTCGAAGATTTCGTGAAGGTTCTTGAGCGGCCGGACTTCATCGAGATTCTGCGCCAGATGCCGAACAACGGTGCCACGAACGCCGCGGCCACTGCCGCGGCTGCTGCGTCGGGTCCGTCGACGGCGTTCGATCCGAACAACACCGGATACGACGACACGTACTACAACGACACCGTCGCTCGCGGTGGCGTTGAAGGGGCGAATGCGTGGCTCGCGCGTCAGGACTTCGGGCCACAGATCCGCACTTGGGGGATCAACGCACTCAAGGAGATCGGTGGCGAGTTCGCATCACCCCTCGGGCTGGAACGGCGGTGGGGTGAAGCAGTCGATCAGGGCGCGAAGGACGCGATGCGCGCCTCTACAGGCGGTGGAAACACGTACAACATCACGCAGGAATTCCACGGCTACAACGGCACCCCGCAACAGTTCCTTGCAGAAGTGGAACGCGAAGCCCGCCGCGGCATGACAGCACTGACACCGGTCTAGGGGAATGGAATTCGATGAACAACTGTGACCCCGACTTCAACGGCGGCTACCCCGTCCTGTTGATCATGCGCGATTTCGATCCCACGAGTCCGACTTTCGAAGAGGACATCGTCACTGTTCCGATCTTCGGACCAGACTTTGTGGGACAGGGCATTTCGCTGCTCGAAGGGTATTCGGGTTTCTACCACACTCCGATCACCCCGGTTCGGGAACCTCACGCTTACCAGGCGGGTTCAACGCCCAGCGATTACACGCGTGTGGAGGAACGGATCCTCGACTGCGATATCGGTGTGCAAGGCCGGAACTGGGCTGAGTTCGTGCAGGTCGAGACCTTGCTGTGGAAGATCATGAAACCACCGAAGGGGAAGCGCCCGGACTTCGTGTTGCGCTTCTACTTCGGCCCGGGCGAGGATGATTGGCGCGAGATCACTGTCCGTTTGGAGCGCACCCCGAAGGACCTGTTCAGTCGCGGGCCGGGTCTGACGACGAAGTACAAGTGGTCGTTGACGTTGCTGGCGTGCGACCCGTACTGGTATTCGCGGACCTTGCAGGACACCGTCACTTTCGACACAGGCACCGGCGCGGGCGCGAACCGGATCAGCCAGCGGACGTTGGTGATCGACAACCATGCGGATCAGGAGTGCTGGCTCGAGTACGCGTCGAACGAGCTGACTGCTACATCGACGTTCACGTTGCCGGATGCGTTAGGTGTGTACCCGAAGTGGCACACGTCTGCTGGTCAAAGGATCTATGTGCCGTTGCCGCCGCTAGGGGTGGGGAAGTCGTTCCTTGTGCAGACAGATCCGCTGCAGATTGCGCTGGAGGCGCTCGACGATTCTCAGGAAGTTGCGAATCTGCAGGGCGACTTCAACAACGCGCTGCCACCTCACACCGTCGGCGCTGAGCTGCCGGTGACGCTGAAGGGCGGGACCGCGCAGACACAGCTCAGTGTCTATGCCGTTCAGCAGTGGGACCGCGCATTTGGCGGTGAAGCGCTGTGACTTCGGGATCGGTACACAGAGACAACTTCATCTACCGAGTTGGTGAGCGCTGATGCCCGCAGCTTTGATGACTCCGGATGAGGTTCGGAAGGCAATCCGCCAGCGCACCATCGAGCGCATCTCGATCATGCGGTCCCGGCCGAAGATCTGGTTGTTCGACAAAAATTGGAAAAACCCTGTCCGCATCATGGGGGAGGTCAAAGCGTCGTTCGAGGAGAAGTTGAATGACGCCGGCGAAGGCGACCTCACTCTGTTCGGGAACCACAAGATCCGTGAATGGGTGATTGAGGAACTCGAAGACGAAGAGGACATCCACATCCGCGTCCAGATGGGCGGGAAGGAATGGACGGGTAAGGCAGTCTCGATCACCAACCGCGGTGACGAGCGAGGGTTCGAGTACATCGAAATCAAGTTCGTCCACGAGTGGCAGCACCTGAAGAAGATCGTCTGCTACTCGAATCCGCTGCTGCCGGCGGAGTTGCAGGCTCCGAAGATCTGGGCATACGCGGGTCCGTCGATTTACGGCATCAAGACACTGATGTTCCTGAACCTGTTGCGCCGCTTCGGTCCGCTCTGGGGTCTGGCGGAGGACCTGTTCAACCCGCAGAACTGGGCTGCGAACCTCAACCCCGCGAACTGGCCGATCGTCGTTCTGCCAGGCAGCTTCTTCGGCGATACGTCGATGTGGCAGATCATCACCACGAGGTTCGGGAAACTGCACGATGTCATCGCGCCGAGTTTGGCGATGGCAGGTTTGCAGGTCATCGCGAAGCGTTGGTTCCCGGGGATGCCACAACCAGCACCGAACCACTTCACTCTGACGGAGACGACGTTGACGCTCGACGTCGTCGACAAGTCCGGATACCGCGGCAAGAACGGCAACATCCTCGACGGCCTCCTACATCTGGTCACCGAGATCGCGGACGATCTGATCAATCAGGTCGTCACGCAGATCACCGGCGCACCAAACCCGCCCGAGTACTCACTGTCCGGATACCTGGGAACGAACCCAGAGCGCCCGTTCGTGACGTGGCGCAACGCGAAACGCACCGGAAAATCTGGAATCGGACAGTGGCAGTGGACAGTCCACAAGGCACTCGCAGGGGCAATTGTCACCGGCGGTCACAGCCCTGACTGGGTGAACGCTGGCCTCAAGCTCATCGCCAACGCGATCCTCGGCTACATCGGGGCGATGTTCGGCAACGCCGGCCTCGGGTTGGGGATCCTGGACTCTGTCATCGAGGACGTCGTGTTGGCGTTCCACCGGATGGCGAATCCGATACGGCAGAACAGGATGGGCATCCGCGGCCCGGGCTGGGGTGAGGAATGGGAACCCACCGGCGGCACAGGTGCATCACTGTCCGCGTTGCAGGCGATCCAGGCAGGCTTCGATCGGACGAAGGCATACCGCTCCTACAAGGTGTCTGTCCGGAACTTCGCCCCGTGGCGCGTCGGCGAGCACTTCGACCTCGGAGACCGGACCGCAGTCGAGGTCGGCAAGCGCGGCACGTACTACATCGACCACGTGTACGGGTTAAAGGTGTCATGGTCGCGGACTGAAGATCCGTGGTACGACATCACGATCGGTGACGACAAGAAGGACATCGCACCGAACGCGGTACTGACCCGGCAGGTTGAAGGCTTGAAGGCGATACTGCAATCGGTGAGCGTTAGCTGACGTGCGCCCACCACTTGCGGCGGACGACAGAGCTGATGCAGGTTTGGGTAACGCCGAACCGATCAGCAAGTGCCTGTTGGCTGATCCGATTCTTGGCGTACTCGAGTCGGATCAGCCGCACTTGCGCCTCGGTGAGTTTCGAAGAACCGTTCTTCGATCCTCGTTGCTGCCTGTTGCGTCCGCGTTCCATCATGTCGCGGTTGTTTTCGGCGTCTGTGCCGGGAATTAAGTGCGCAGGCTGAATGCAGTTCCTGACATCGCAGGTATGTCGAAGAAGTAGTCCGTCAGGGATCGGTCCGACGAACAGTTCGTACGAGATCCGGTGTGCCTTATGTATGCGTCCTTCGGATCGGAAGCCGCCGTATCCAAGAGTTTCAGTTGGCCCTTGCCAGATCCAGCACCCTTCCACTGAAGACGGTGCAGGTGGTGGCGATCCTGGCATGTAGTGGCGGAACGCTTGATTCACTGTCATTTTGAATGTTGGGCGGTCCGAGTGAAGTGGATTACCGTGCTTCCATTGCCTCCCATAATGGGTTTGGCACAGGCCATGGGCAGCGTGCTTCCCTTTGCAATTCGGAATCGTGCATCCTTGGCGATGCTTTGTGAATTTGGGGTCGCCGTGTTTCTTCCAGCGCTGGTGATGCATGCTGCACCATCCGCGTCTACGTGATGGGCGTTCGCATTCTTCGATGCTGCAGATAGACTTCGGCATGTCGACTCCTTGGGTCGGCCACGCCCTCGGAGTGTTACCAGCACTCGCGGGGGCTTTTCGTTCACTAGGCTACCTCGAGTCTCGGTAGATACAGTGGTCTGTATGCACCGTAAGGAGGAGAACTGTGGCGAAGGCTGACAAGGACGGCATCATCCGGGATCGCCGCACCGGGATTGTGTTGGCGCGCAAGCATCGGCATCCGCTTGCGGACCTGTTCAAGGACGTTCCGATGGGGGAGGGGCTCCCTGGATTGCATATGGGTTTGCCGGAGGTGGAGCACCTGTTGGCGATCCATGTGTTCGACAACATGGATTGTTCGCCGCCACGGAACCCGTTGTACCGGGCTGTTCCTGACCCGGACAGTCTGAATGCGACAGGGACGGACCGCGTGATTTACGTGCCTGTTGATACTCCGAGTCCCGTTGCGGAGGAGGAGGACGAGCAGATCTTCGTTGCTGACATCTCCGGCTATGACGCGGATCAGATGGCGGCGTTGAAGTTGCAGATCCAGCAGAAGGAGATCGCCGACAAGATGCTCGAGCAGGCCGACCCGCATGTGCGGGGGGAGGGGGATCTCTGATGGTGGCGACACCGCAGGATCCGTCGTTCGTTCGGGAGTACACCCCGCAGAAGGCGTACACGAAGAGCACAGTTCACAGTCTCCAGAACGTCGACCCGTACAACTTCAGCGGCGGCCGGAATCGCGAAATCCGTGATGCTGCGGAGGCTGCGCGTGGAAACTTGTTCCTTAACCTTCTCAGTGGATTCCCAAATCTTCTTGCGGGAATCGGCGGCACAGTGAACAACTCGTATATCGCCCAGATGCCAATTATCAGCAACCACGAAGCGCGTTTGACAGCTACGGAAGAGGCTGTCCGCCAGTCGATTTTGCAGGGCGAAGCGGTCACATTCTCGGCGTCAGGTTGGTGGAAGCCGCCTCGCGATCTGATCTATGCCGAACTGATCGGAATCGCCGGAGGAGGAGGCGGCGCGGCCGGCACATGGAATGCTATCGCGGGCGCGCAGCGCGGCGGCGACGGCGGCGGTGGAGGTGGTCTCAAAAACCTCGACGGAATCACGCGCCTGTACGCCAAGTTCCTCCCAAAAACCGGTGACGACTACGACTGGATCTACGTATCGGTATTCGCGGCAGGTCCTGGCGGTGTCGGCTCTGGATCGCCAGGTGGCGCAGGTGGAAACATCATCTTCGGCTCGAATCTCGCTACACCTCTCGTCACGTTCGAGGGCGGCTGGGGCGCAGCGACAGGTGACACGGTGCCATCGACCAGCGGTCAAGGTGGCAGCGGCATGGTTCCCGGCGGGCACGGCGGTTTCGGTGCACAGACCCCACGATCCGGGGCGGGTGGCACAAATGGCCAGCCATCGATTTCGCCGTACAGCTTCCTCGGTGGCGGCCCCGGCGGAGGCGGTGGCGCCTGCGCGAACTTTCCCTCCGCTGGCACTGGAGGCAGCGGTGTCGCCACCAGTGGCGGCGGACCCGGACAGCCTGGCATTTCACCTCATCCAGCCATCGCAGCAGGAGGCTCGGGTGCTGGTGGTGCCCGCAACGCTAACGAGCCGGGCGGAGCAGGCGGCTTTCCAGGCGGAGGAGGTGCGGGAGGTTTCGGTGGAGGATTACTCGACGGTGCTTCCAATGGCGGCAAGGGTGGCGAGCCGAAACTCTTCGTGCTGGAGACGAGAACGGCCGTGGCGGCATGATCGTCAATGCACTCGTCCTCACCACCTCGGGCGTTTGGGTGAAACCGCCGCGCCTCTTTGCGATACACCGCATCATCGCTCGCAGCGCAGGCAGTGGCGGATCATGGCCAGCAGGGAACGGCAACGGCTACGGCGGAGGTGGTGGAGCTGCGTCGTACACGAAGAATCCCATCGGAGAATGGGAACTCCCTGCCGAGGTCGACTACGAGGTTGGCGTCGGCGGATTGGGCGGAAACTCCTCAAACCGAAACGGCCGCGACGGTACCGACACATGGTTCGGGAACTTCATTCGAGTCAGTGGCGCCCGAGGTGCAACAACTACCGCGCCTGGAATTGGCGGCAACGGCATGTATCGCGGCGCGAATGGCGGCTTACCCGGACAACCAGGGGGATCCGCGAGTTCCGGCCCCGTCGATTACTCGGCCGGTGGAGGTGGTGGTGGAACTGTCGGCGGCGCATCAGGTTCCGTTCCCGGCGGCACATCGTATCCGCCTCTCTGGCAGACCTCACAATCAGGTGGCGGTGGACCGTCTGGCCAGCGAGGTGGTTTCCCGGCGGGCGGTGGTGGGCGTGGCATTGCCCCTGGAACTCCGGCAGGAGCAGGGGCGAACGGTCTGTTGACCATTATCGAATACATCTTGGAGGAATAAGCCATGGCAACGGCAACTCTCATTGCCCGCGACAACATCACGTACGCGGGGCCTGCGAATCACTATCAGCTCAACCCCCCGCTTCTCGGATTCGATCACGTCATGGTCTACATGGAGCCTGCATATAGCGGGACAGGGCCTCGCGTGGTGATTTCACCGAAGCGCATGGATAACGAGCCAATGCTGAATGTTCCGCTACCTGGTTCGGTATCGCTGCATCACGACGTAACGATCGACGAGGCTGCCTGGTTCGCTCTACTTGCAGCCGGCGGCTACGAAATCGTCACGCCATCAGAAGATTCGGAACCAGAGCACGTGACTCCCGAGGAGCGAGCATGACAGGCAAGGTTGTTCCCATCAAGGGCGGCTCCGTTGGTTCGGGCTACCGCAGTGCAGACCGGCCGGACCACCGCGGTGTGGACTTTCCAGCCTCATTCGGCACCCCGATATACGCGGCAGCCGATGGCTTCGTCGTGCGGTCCGGTCCCGCAACCGGTTTCGGTAACTGGATCGTCCTCGACCATCAACGTGAACTCGGCGTCGACACCGTATACGGACACATGGCCGCACGAGATCTCCTCGTCCGGGCAGGTGACACCGTCACGGCAGGGCAGGTCATCGCCCGCGTCGGGTCGGAAGGCGAATCCAGCGGGCCTCATCTGCATTTCGAAGTGTGGGGTCCACCGGGCCGCTTCGGCGGCGCCGACCAGAACCCGTCCACTTGGCTACGAGATGCTCGGCAACCGGGTACATCGACAGCTCCGCCGCTCCCGCAGACGAAGGGCGACAAGCAGCTCATCGCCGACGTCACCGTGCTCACCCGCAACGACTCCGGCTGGCGCGACCCGAACACCTGCACACACGTCTGCCAGCACACCAACGAAGGCCCGGCATTCGGTTCACTCGAGGGCCTCCTCGACTGGTGCGCCAATCCCATCTCCGAAGCCTCCTACAACCTCATCGTCCACGGCGACGGCCGCATCGGCCGATCAAACGACGACGACTACATCCCGTGGGCGGCAGGCCCCATCTCCAACCGCAAAGGCCTCCACGTATGTGCCATGGGGTACGCCGCAGAGACACGCGAGCAATGGCTTTCCAGGCCAGCGCAACTCGACTCCCTCGGTGAGATCTGGGCCGACTGGGCGGTGCGGCACTACATCGCACTGCAGAAGGTCGATGGCAATCAACTCCGTGCCGGCGCCGAAGGGATCTGCGGACACGGAGACACCGCCCGAGCGTGGGGCGAAACGAACCACACCGATCCCGGTGTCGGGTTCCCGTACGACGTCGTGCTGCAGATCGCGCGCGACAAGATCAACCAGGAGGACGGTTTGAGCGCCGCAGACGCAGACAGGGTTGTAGCGAACCTGACTGAATTCATCAAAGGCTATCTCGCGCCGGTTATCTCGGACGTCAAAGACCTCCGAGAGCAAGTCACCGGATCGAGGGACCTCCATTACAAGGACCCGGAGCGCAAGGTCGTGGATCTGCAGAAGTCCTACCCGGGCTTGAAGATCCTCGGAAACCGGACCCTCCCCGACACGGTCGCCGCACTCGCACAGGCGGCCGGCATCAAAGGCACCATCGACCCGAAACCAGGAGCATGAACATGACCCACCACGAATCCATCCCGCCCACAGTCGCGCTCGGCAGCATCAACACCCGATCCTTCTGGCTCGACGTCCTCGACCGGACCAGCAAGACGTTCATCCAGAACCTGCTGATCTTCTTCGGTGCCGGTGTCACCATCACTTCGGTGTCGTGGCCGGCGCTACTCGGGTCTGCGGGCCTCGCGGCACTCGTGTCGCTCATCCTGGCGGTGTCGACCGCGACCGCGATCACGTCGGGCAACTTCGTGATCGATCTCGCTGACCGTGCGCTACGGACCGGCGCAGGTTCGTTGGTTGCGGCGATCCCTTTGACTGGCAGTATCGCGGACATCAACTGGTCTGAATCGCTGACGATTGCTTTGACTGCTGTGGCTGTGTCGGTGCTGACGTCGTTGCTGACGATCAATCTGGGTTCTGCGAAGGGCCTTCCCAGTGTCGCGCCGGTGGCGCCTCCGGTGCTGAACCCGACGGGATCGTTCACGGAGTTCCGCGGCTGAGATAGTCGGCCGAGCGAGGGGCGGGACCAGTTGTGGTCTCGCCCCTTTCTCATGTCCGCTACAGTTGCGGTAGATACAGTGAGCGAAGGGGACACAGTGAGTCGTGCATACGGTTGGAACGATACGAATGACGCCACCATCGACGAGGAAGCAGAAGTCATCCGCATGATGGCCACCACCCTCCTCGACGGCGGCTCACTCCGCGGACTCGTCGACCACCTCGAAACCGAAGGCATCTCCACCGTCTCCGGCAAAGCGTGGAAACCGATCACCATCAAACGCGCACTCACCAACCCCCGCATGATCGGAAAGAAACAGAGCGGCGACAAACTCGTCGCCACCACCATCCCACCGATCCTGCAGCCCCGAACCTACAAACGACTGTGCGAACTGCTCCTCGACCCGGAGCGCGCGAAGTACACCGGCGACCGCACCCAAGTCGCACTCCTCGGTGGCGGGCTCGCCCGGTGCGGAGGCTGCGGTCGACCCATGTACGCGGCATCCACCGTCGGCCGCCCCACCGTCTACGCCTGCTCCACCCGCAGCAGCGACTGCCCCTCCATCGTGTCCGTCCAAGCTGAACTGCTCGAGGCGGACGTCATCGAGCGGGTCCTCGCGCGGTTGTCGTCACCGAAGTACCGGAAGGCGTTGACGAAGTCGATCAACGAACTCGGCTCACGCGAGGAAGGCGAGAACCGGGTCGCCGAACTCAATGCCCGGTTCACCGCGCTGGGGGAGGACTTCGCCGACGGCCTCATTGATCGCGAAACCATGCGCGCCGGCACCGACCGAGTCCGAGCGAACATAGCCGCAACCGAACTGAAGATGGCGCAACGGGAAGTCCTCATCGACCTCCCGGAACCATCAGCGGAGGACATCGTGAAGTGGTGGGAAGAAGCCGACAAACGCCGGCGCCGCGATGTCGTGTCCATCGTCGTCGACCACCTCACCGTCAAACCCACCGACCGACGAGGCCGCGACGGACTCGACCCGCACCGCGTCGACTACATCTGGAAAACACAATGAGTCTGATGTTTCATTCGGCGCTATAAAATCGCGAATTCGCTGTTTTATAGCGCGTAGCGAAACACCCAGAAGCAAAGAAGGCCCCACCGTCCGGTGGGGCCTTCTAGCGTCTCGAGATTCTAAGATTCTTCCTGGTGTGATTCCCGCGTCCGCTGGTCATAGGTGGTCCGGAAATATTCGACCAATTCGTCTTGCATTCGAAGGGAAGAGTTTTCGACGCTTCGGCCGACGCTCACCGCCACGTCAGAGAGGATGGCAGAAGCAGTTGCGAGTGCGCGAGGGATTCCTTCACGTGAGACGAATTCGACCAAAGGATCATCAAGGTAGTTGACGGGCTGATCCCAGGTGTACTCCACGGACACGTCAGATCTCAACTCGACTGTTTCGTCTTTGTGGGTGATATTCACCCGGACACCCAGTAGATGGGGGAGCTTGGCGATTGCGATTCCGAAGTAGAGGCCATTCTCGTCGTTGTCATCCTCCGCCAGGTTTTCTGCCACTGGTGCAGCTAGTTTCGACCCGGGTCGGTTAAGGGCAACTGAGTCCACAATCTGCGCATGTTTTCCGAGCGTTTTCGAGGCGAGGCTCGCAACATTCCCCAATAGCTCGGAAGCAGTGGTCGGGGTGAACTCTGGTGTGTCCTGCCCTTCATTGCTAGACAATCGAAGTCTCGCTTCGCTTCAACGGTAGAGCTGTCCATTCCAGATCCTGATTGGGGACGATATCAATTAAAGCTTGATTCCTCGAGGAGGTTGATCGTGTCATGTTCAGTGGTCCCCCATGCAAGTCGCCGGGATCACTGAAGTAGATGTGATGTGTGACGAGAGCACCAATTGCCCCGGCGTACCGCCGAACGGTCGACATTCGCGGATCTGAGTCCAGACGCTCAAACCGACAGACTGAACTCTTGTCGCGGCCCATCTCGTCCGCGACCTCAGCTTGCGACAGCCCGCTGTCACGTCGCCGTTGTACCAGTGCGTGAAGCATTTCGATGTCCGCTTCAGCCTGATCTAGGGCTCGCTGTTCGGCTGCGGTCAATTCGACGTCACCGAATGGGTTGCTCAT